CTTCTTGCCAGGTCCCCTGAATAGGAGTGACGCCCGGCTCATGCGTTTGGAACAACTGAACCAGTACCATCGTGTAGTAAACGAAACTGGCGATAAGCGCAAGCATCACAAGGGTCGCAAGAACCCTTAGCACCACGCGACGACTCATATCAACCCTTTCCTACGGCTGGTGGAATAACATTGCCCCAGTCTCCTCCGATTGGGTCAATGTAATTGCATGGACGGTTAGCACCCTCGGAAGGGTGACGGTTTGTCTTGCTCTCGTGCACCTTGCAGAGGTAGTAACCGTCAGCCATGCCATTTCTACCTAGGTGGAAACGGTAATCGCACGCAACCTTCTCACCATCAGGGTGAATGAAGGGTCGCTCGTCCTCTGGAAGTAAAGAAACACCCTCTTTAGACGTACCGAATCGATCCTGATTAGCTGTGGTTGACATACCTTCAGTCTGATTCATCAACCCAGGCATCGTCCACGGATCCACCGCCTGACAGGGCCTGTTCGGTCCCTCGGTGATTGCATACTTACTGGTGTGGTTATGTTCGAGACAGATGTAGCTCTCGGGCTCACGACCATTCGGATCTGTGTAGTAACAGATAGCGTGTTCGTTGATTAGTTCGCGAGCCCGATCGGTGATGTGCGGCCTATGGAACAGAACCTTATGTTCGTTGAGATTGAAGTCATCATCTCCATACCGATCGTCGAACTGCTTGTACTTCGGATCGGAGGAGAACACAATCAGAGCGAAGACGTGCCAGGCAGCATGACCAAGGTGACTCAGACCAGACTCGGGATCAGTATCTTCTCGATCCCACCAAGCCGTCAGATGTCTCTGCAGAGCATCGTAGTTCTTGGACCACTCGTAGCCCTTGCGGTAGTTGTGAGCGTCTCCGTACTTCGCATCGCCGTATCCGTAGATGCGAGCAAGCAGGTCTAGAGGAGCCTTCGGAATGAACGAGTATCGCTCAGGCTTCACGCCCTTAAGACCACCCGTAGAACTGGTGGTACGAACCTCTTCAATCATTTCGATTCTCCTGGTGAATATATGATGCTCGAACACAACCACACTTAGAACAGACATCTCGATACTCAGGAACAGGCGGAGGATTATCAGTTTCGAAAGGATGCGGAATAACACGCGCCGCAACTTGATCAAGATCGTGCATCAGTCAATCCTTCCATCATCGGGCATGAAATCGAACTCAACTACTCGTTTGCATCGAGGACGAACGCACCTAGAAACCCCCCGGCGAGGCCCATAGACTGTTATGGTTCTGTCGTGGTGAATTCCAATACGACAAAGGAAGACACCCCAGTCAGAGTAAACAGCCCACTTGACTAACCAGAACAAGATAACGGCCATCCATACCAGATCAATCACATTACGCAGATCCATAATTAGCTCGCCTTCTTGTTAGGATTTGCCTTAGCCCCACACTGAACGCACCACGGACAGCCTCGCTCATCACAGTGCCAGAAACTGATGTCTAACTTGCAACGATTGCATACAGTGACAACAGGACCAATGGCGGTTTCCTTCTCCCGCCAGGCCTTACTGTCCTCGGGTCCGTCCTTCATTCTTCGCCTCCAGCATAACGATCTCGTGCAAGTCAATCACTACGTCTTCGTCTTCATCATCGTAATGCAGAGTGGTGTCCCTAGCCGGTGCTTCCACCTCTCCGAGGATCTCCAGAGCACTCATCGTCTGGGCGTAAACATGTGTGGCGTTAGGGTCTCGACTCTCGAGCAAGGCCTTTGTCTCTTCGTAGGCCCGCCGAGCTTCTGCCCGTCGACCCATCTTGAGCAACGGCTCAATCATCTCGAACGCGAGTCGGATTGTAACGAGCTCCAGAATCACATCGTAGGCGTGGTGTCCCCGCGTCTTACGTGCATCACCCGATTGATTCCGACGGATGATGATCGGACACTCCGGGCAGGTTGTAATCCTCGCGTGACCGGAAGTTTCCGTGTAGAACTGCATTCCACAGCGTTCGCAGGTCTTAAGTGTCCTCTTCATTGCTGTGCCCCTTTCGAAGCATCTCTAAGGCTACCAGAGCTTGTGTGAGGTCATGGCTTTCACAGGAAAGAACGTAAGCTCGATTTTGGAGGGAGCCTACCGTTGGTGCTGCTTTCTTTCTTTTTCTGGGAGAACGCTTCTGGGGCAAGGTTTTACGCTCAATTTGTGCAGTTTTTTCCGCTTTTAGACGCTCAAGGCGTTTTTCTAGATAATATATCCTAGTTCCAGGCCGATGTTTGCGAGCCTTAAGCGCTGCGAGTTGTTTAATGAGATCATGAATCTCATTTGTGTTGTCCAACGCAAACTCCTAAAGTTTTAATCCATGTATAACAACCAAAGAAACACTATAATTACGACGACAGCGCCTATAGCAATATATGCAATTGTATCCATTGCGTCTCCCGATGGTAATAGGGACAAAAGATAAGAGGCCATGTACCGGCCCCTTTACCTTCCGACACCGATTAGGGATTCGAACCCTAATCTCATCAGATTCCATACTCTCCTTAGACATAGGTCTAAATCTTTATGGCAACCCTTTGAGTCCCCCGTTCGCCATTAGGGCGTTCGAGCGGTGTCTATGAAAGTCAGTCTTCCCCCATCCAAGAACCCTCACCGAGGGAGCCGTCCGGGTACACATCGATCGCGAAGTGGATGTGTGTCAGTTCGCGGCGCATGATCTGCCGGTTGATCAGGAGCAGGAGCGCTCCAACACTCATGACCGAGATTGCAACGTGGTGCTTGCTGTAGAACAGCGATGCACTTCGTAACACGCTACGTGTATCATCGGCAAGCGTGGTGTCGGAAGGCAACGGGTGTGCGTGGAGTTCTGCGGACATGATAGTATTCCACCTTAAATGATTGAGTATTATGGAATATATCTGTCGTCCAGCCCCGGGGTCAGGGGGTTGTCGGGAGGGGAAGACAGAATTTATGTGGTTTTTACATCTGCAGGTACTCGGCACCGCACCGAGTACACGGATTGCCATCGTGTGCCCCGTAGGAACACGCGATTCGTCCACTCTTTACCCAGTCATTATTCAACAGGGCAGCGGTGAGAGGGAAAGCTTTGCGATTGCGGTCCGCCTTAGCTCGACGGCGTTTAACGCTCATGACTTGACCATTCGGAGCATCCATTCCCGATCCGGATGATTCGGTGTGATTCAAGGGATTGGGTTGTCACAGAACCACATTATCCCACACGAACAGACGTTCGAGCGATCGTTGAACCAGACGTTCGTGCAAATTTCTTCATCTGGAACAATTAGCTGGATGTCACTCTGTTCGTAAGGCATCGCCCTTTCCTTCCTGGCGCTCTCGCTTGTGAGTACGACGCTTGGCCTTGCTGATCCACCGCTTTGCGATCTCTCGCGCGGGACGACCATTCGGACCATCTTGCGCGTACTTCACGTCCTTAGGTAGGCGTCGCTTCATTGTCTAGCCTCGAGTATGGCGTCGATCTCTGCCTCAGACATCCCCAGGCGCTTTCCGAGTTGCGACGCATAGTAGGCCGAGTGCTCGTATTCACCAAGACCCGCCACGAAAGCTACCAGATCGGTAGCCATTGGAGCATCAGGCGCCTTGGTCTCCAGCTTCGCCAGATCATCGACGTGCGCCAGAACTGCTCGAACGACGTCGGTGATGCGAGCCACCGTCGTTTGGGCAGAGGAACGAACCCAGGCACCGTCGGCAACTAGACAGGCCGTTCGCACTCGAGGATCGTCGATCGAGACGGGCTCAGGGTCCAGATCGATCCAGACACCAACGGGCTGTGTCATCGAATGACCACCCCCACACGAGGCTTCACCCGGAATGTCTTGTTGATGACACTGGCCATATCTCCTCGTCGAATGGCGTAACGAAGATTGGACTCATCGTTGTTCTTGTCCTTCTGGCGGTATTCCACCTGCTCGATGGAGAATCCCGGAGTCTTCACTGCGTCGCTCGGTTGTAAGTAGCCAGACCGAGAACGTCAGCGACCTTGCTCCAGATCTCCTTGTCAGTCATCTCCTCGAACTCACCGAAGACCGTGAGCAGCGCGTCCTTGCCCTTGAGCAGGTGGACCATCCCACCGCCGTGAGGGATGTACGCCATCCCGGGGTTGTTGCGCAGGTCCTCCACGATCTGGAAGAGGTCCGGGTAGGTCGTGCCGTTGGGGGCCAGCGAACCCGGAGCACCCTTGCCGGTCGTCTCGAGCGTCTTGAGGATCTTGATGGTCGTCTTGCGCGAGATCCGACGCTTGTAGAGCTTGAGGAACACCAGCCCGATGAGGGCGATCGCGATCTCCTGCTTGTAGCTCAGGTAGAGGTTGATGCCTCGACCCACGGCCTTCTGCACGTGCGGAGGAGCGTCCTTGAGCTTGTCGTCGGCCATCTGACCGAGGTCCTCGATGGACGGGATGTTGCCCGCGAGGTTCCGGAGCTCCTCGGCGTTCTTCGGGAGAGAGGTGACGTCGAAGATCGGCTTGTCAGAGGGGTTGGGCTTGCCGGACGGGGTCTGGTCGGACATTTGGATTCCTTAACTTTGAGGGTTGAATGATGCGATGCGGTCGAACCAGTTTCGAAGAAAGATGCTAGAACTCTCTCTATCGATGTCAAGCACGAAAATGCTGTCGTCTTCCATTCGGACTGCGTGTCCGACACGTATGGCAACGCCATCGTCCACTGTCTGCATGATCGGAATGACGTAATTCATGATTCCCTACAGTCGAAGGGCCAGGACGCAGACCTTAGAGGTCCCCTGTCTTTTACACCCGAGCCAATACCAAGGCTGAGGTCCTGATTTCATATACGACGAGGTATGCGCTTACACCACGGCACGACGTTTAGGCACCGAGTGGGCCGCTAGATCTCCCACTTCCTCCTCGCCTGCTCTACTCGCCCCAGCGACAATCGTAGCCGTCGACGCTGGGGCCCCACTGATGTGCTCTCTTGCAGAGGAGACCAACTTCGTCATCCTCCTTGATCAGAGCACCTCGAGTGTCCTCGATGCCGTAGGCCAGATCGTCATCCCTGAACTTGATGACGATCTTCTCGGCCACCCCCTCGCCATCGGCGACGATTCGACGATCGACCTTCTCGACGGATCCTGTCACCGGAGTCCAGTAGTGGTACTCCTTGCTGAATGGCCAGAGAGTCCAGACAGCGATGATCAGGATCGCCACCGGGGTTCCTAGAAGGAAAACCAATCCACCGCTTCGATCCTCGCCGTATGGGGACTTGAGAAGCAAGATTCCGAACACCATACCGGCAAACAGAAGGATCAAAAGGATCGGAACCCCGACGAGGGTTCCCGCAGTCCATCCGCCGTTCATGCCGGACGGTCGAACGGACGGAAGGCGTACGCCAGGGAGTTCTTGTCGAACGCACCGAAGCCGTACTCAGCGCCGATGGTGTCTCCCGCCTCCTTGGCGACCTCTAGAGCGTCCTTGCCGGTCTCTGCTGCCACCTTGGCCAGCTGCAGGCCGTACCGGACACCCTGGTCGAACGATGTCCACATGGACTCGAACGCGAGGTCCTGCTGGACGCTGATCGCCGCGTTGACGACCTTGCGGTGCTTGGCGTACAGGCTGCCCACGATCATGGTCGTACCGACGATGACGAGGGTCTTCCCGACCTTCTTGCGCTTCTCGACGTCGTCGAGGGCCTCGCTGAGGTTCTTACGCATGGTGCTCCTTAGAATTGGTGGTGCGAGGGATGGCTGGTCTTACTGGGTCGGAGCGGTGAGCTTCTCCATGAGCTGGTTGACCACGCCCTGGACGGCGCCCTGACCGTTGTCACGGTCGTAGAGACGCGGGTCGAGCTCCTCGCGGAGGACGTCGATCTTCATGACGCGACCCTTGAGGTAGTCGAAGTAGCACACCTGCTTGCCGCTGTTGCGAGGCCACTCCTGGGTGTTCTCGTCCAGGAGCTGCTGCGCCTCCTCGAGCGTCATCGGAGCCGGGTTGAAGTGCAGGAAGCCCGTGCCCTGCGGCTGGGCCCGGTCGTACAGAGCCGCGAGCAGTGCAGCGCGGTCGATGCCAGTGGTGTTGACGGTGGACATTTGGTGCTCCTTAGAATTTGAATGAGTATTGCGAGGATGGTTAGTGCTTGCGGTACTTGTCCGCCATCGAGCGGTTGTTGTGGACCATGACGCCACCCTGGATGGGCTCGATCAGGTACCAGTCGCCGTCGGCCCACTCGTAGGCCAACGCCAGGAGCTCCCACGGAATGTTTCGCAGGTGCGGAGGCGGATTGTGCAGTGTGTACTTCCGAGAACGAATCCCAGGACGAACTGGGTCTCGGTTGATGTCCGCAGCAGCCCGGACAGGCGTCTCTGCAAGCTTCTGCAAAGTTGACTCGGACACGTGGAGCTCGTGCTGAATGGGAGACATGGTTGGTTGCATGGCACTCCTATAATTAGAGGAAGACGTAAACCCCATGGAGGGGTTTAGAGGTCTGGAACTATCGCTTGTTGGGATGGTTGATCGATCAGGCGGAGTCGATGACGTCCTGCATCTTGTTCATGTAGTGAGTGACGATGGCGAGCGCGACGTTGTAGCCGAGCCCGAATCCGGCGACACCCGCTGCGGCGATGGCAACGGACACGTAGACGTACGGGAGGTTCTGCTTGATCTTGGGCATGGCAACTCCTGTGTGAAGGGATGGTTCACTATAGGAGATGTTTTTACCGCGAGTTACTCCTCACCACATGTCGGACAATCGATCGAGCAGAAGATCCCGTGGTCGTGGGCCTGGGGACCACACGCACGAGAATGCGGACCAGACTTCCCGTTCGAGTTGTGATCCTCGATCGCTCGGATGTCCGTGGTCTGGATGGGACCCTTGGTGTTGCCCACAACACCGAACGGCTTGTTCCACTTGATCTCGTGGTTTGAGTCCTGACCCTCCTTGAATGCGGCTGATGCCAGAGCAATGGCATCCTTCATGTCCCCGGCCTGGACGAGCACCTCTCGAACCTCACGCACTCGGAAGTACGGCAGGTTCTCGAGACGCTCCCTCTCGAGCTCCGCTCGTCGTGCTGCAGCAGCCGCTCGATCCCGACGCTGCTGTGCCTTCATCCTATCCTTGCGAGCCTGCTCCTCGGGAGACAGGGGTTCGAAAAAACCACCGAACGGATTCTTCATGGGGTTTCCTCAGTGGTAACGTTGCTCGTCACGACAACGTTGTCGAGCATGTAGGGAAGTGTCGTTTCGAGCATCTTGATTACGTCGTCCTTAGTCCGAGACACCAAAAGCATGTCTCTTCGCTCTACGGTCTGGACGAGCTCGACATCGTCTGTCTCGGCATTGATCACAATTTGAAACCTCACACGAGCCCCTAAGGAAGAAGGTTGTAGATGATGCCCTGGATGTTGAAGTTCAGATCGAACGTGTTGTCGGGCTTTGCGACCGTTCCGAAGTCGATCTCTCCGGGATACATCCATCCAGCCACAGCACCGAGCTGGGTCCTCGGAAGGCCCAAGAAGTCGTACACGTCGTTGAGAAATACGTGACCTCGAGAACGAAGCAGGTCGTTTGCGTGGTTCTGCTGAGCGCGAATGAACAAGTCGTTGTACTCCTGATGGATGCTCCAGGCAGCGCAGGTGTCATCGAATGTTCGAGCCGAGTCGTTCCGGATTGTTGCAGCTTGCACGACGAACAACTGAGGAGCGGACTTCGTTTCCATTAGGACTCCTTATAATTGGATGAACCTAAACCCTATGGATCTAGGGTTGTCGGTTCTTGAACCTATCGGTTGTTCTTGGAGTTGTAGCGGCTGTAGGCCATGACGATGCTCCAGAACCCGGCGGTGAAGAGCGACAGGATGATGTCGAGAACGGCGCGGGACTTGGAGTACTTCTTGGGCTGGCAGTTACACATGGCAGGCTCCTCGAGTGACGAAGGGGGGTTCACTAGAGGGCGTGTTTTATTCGCGAAACCTAGACCCCGTGCGCTGTGTACACCCTCAAGTATTGCCGTTTCCGACTCAATGAGGGCGCACCAGGACACGGGGTCTAGGGGCTTAGGGGGTCATTATAGGCCGTGTTTTATTCGCGAGCGCTAGCCTTCTTCTGACGGTCCCGTTCGTGTCTCTGTGCGCTTGCCACTCGACTATTTGACATAGACGAGACATGTCCGTCTGAAGTACACCTCGTTCGAGACTCCTTGAGCTTTGCGATCTCGTCTAGGAACCTTTGTGTGGGGCGTCCCTTGGCATGAGCTATTGAGGCTTGACGTGCGAGCTTGGCTATTGCCCCGTTTTCCTCGCCGCACTTAGCACATGGCTCGAGACTCACCGCGAGGACTCGGAGAAGACCGCCCCACTTGCGATTGCCTCGGTCAGAGCCTTCTCTGCGCCAGGACCGTGGAGTCGATCTATGACCGACCCCTCCTTGCGGGGGTTCATCAGCATCCCCTTGGTTCCGAAGAAGTCGAGGAGCTGGTTCTCGGTGACGACGTGAGATGTACCGTGCGTGGGGAACTTGAGTTCGTAGCAACGACCGAGCTCCTCCCCGGCGAAGAAGGTGGTGAGGGTCCAGCCGTCGCTGTTGATCGGGACTGTGCTGCTCATAATTGTTCTCCTTAGGGGATGTAGGTAACGAGAGTGACGATGCGCTTGGTAGTGTCCTTGTACTCGTGATACGTTAAGCAGTGCATCACGTAGTCCTTGTCGTCGCTCTCGACGATGTCGACCCATCGACCGTCGACCTCGATCTGACCGATGTGCTTACCGGGCATGGTTGCTCCTAGTCCTTGTCGACGTATCGAACGGTTCGTGTTCCGAGAAGAGAGTCCGCCAAGTCGCTTGTTGCGTAGCCGAGCTTGACGAGAACCAACGACAGCATGTACAGCGGAAGAGCCATTGCTGCACGAGGCGTTGACATCTTTTCGTATACGGTGCGGGTCTTGTACCGGTCCGTGTACTTGAACACAATTGCTCCTAGCTAGGAAGTGGAGTTCTTGGACAGTAGTGCCATGGCCTTCTCGAAGACTGCCTCATCGACCTCGAACGACTCGGTCTCGACCTTCGCCTGTGGGTCCTGCTCGACGTCAGAGGGGTAACGGTATTGAACCGTGACGTTCACAATGCTCCTTAAAATTGAGACTTAAACCCCATGGGTCAAATGGGGTTCAGAGGTCTGTGACTGAGTCAGACGTGGGGTAAGGCTTGTCGTTCGGCATAGCTGTAACCGGGGTCGTGGGATCCGGAGTCCGGCGAGTGGATGAAGCAGTACGGCTCGTCGTCGTAGGGGACGATGTTGCTGCAGTGCTCCTTTTCGCAGGGGTGGGATCCGGCATCGAACTTGGTGTTGCCGAGGCTGGCATCGAACATGGCAGTACCTCCGTAGAGTGAGTGGGTCATTATACGCCATGTTTTACTCGCGAACTCAGATGAGCAGCCGGATCTTGATGCACTCACCGGTGTCGTAGCAGTACGCCATCTCCTCAGGAACGATGAACGAACCATCGGGAGAGACGTTACGACACGTGAGAAGCTTCAGACCGCTATTGCGCTCAGCGATGTAAGTGTCGCCCGCCTCGATCTTCTCACGGAGGACGGTGAACGGCACGCCCTCGATCTGAAGCGTGTCGAGGGCCTCGCGAATCCCAGGGTGAGCCTTGATAAACAGGATGCTAGCACCGATCATGTCGCCCAGGTGCTTATCGATCTGACAGGTGGCACAGAGATCAGGACCCTCGCCGGGTGCGATGTGGATGACCTTGTGGCAGGTCGAGCAGTTGGAGCGGTTGAGTGTGAGGGAGTCGGACATATTATCTCCTTATAATTGGTTTAAATGGTTTAGCCGACGCTCCGGAATCGAACCGGATACCAGTAAGTTGCTGGCAGCATGTCTCCCCTTGCGAGGTTACAGGACTTCTCCTGAAGACACCTCCTGCACGCCGGGGCTTATGGGCCCAACGAAGACGTAAACCCCATGGAGGGGTTCAGAGGTTTGAGACTACTTCTTGGTCTGGTGCTTGTCGCAGAACGACGAAGGGTAGTTCACCCCGAGGTATTCGTCGCACACAACATTGTTTTCATCTGTGTGTTCACAGTGTTGGATGCGGACGTAGAGGTCGGGTGAGCTGTATTCCGTGTGGGTGCTGGACATTTCAATCCTTTCGTAGAGGTCTCTATTATACGAAAGGTATTTCACGCGAAGACCTAGAGCCCCTGCAGATCAAGCAACCGCTGGTGGGGGGCAGTTGACGTGCAGGGACTCTAGGAGCTTGTGAACTACTTCTTCTTGAGCTCGGACTTCAGCGCTCGGCGAGCGACCTCGGTCTTCCAGGCGTTGGACTTCTTGTTGTCGATGTAGACGTTGAGAAGCTTGGTGACTGCTTGGATGGCAGTGGCTCCAACGCCCAAGGCGACGAGAGGGTTGTCCTGGGCCTGGCGGACGAGGTTGTTGACGAACGGGCTGGGGGGCATACGATTCTCCAGGGTCGAAGTGGATGGTTCACTATAGGAGATGTTTTTCGCGCGAAACTACTATTTAACGAGACTGGGCTTAAACGCCTCATGCTCGATGTCAAGTTCTTTTTCGACACAGTCTACGCAATACGCTCTGATCGTAGACTTTGGCAACCCTTCAATGTCTAATCCACACAGAGTTATTACGTTGTCCTCTGTGAGATGCATGGGTCTAACTTCAGAAAGATCAATTTCCTTGACCTTCATCGATTTTACTCGCGAGTTCCAGCGTACGGTCCCCTACGACGCCGGATCGGGAATCGTGAACGGTTTCGGAACTCGTGGATCTGGTTCAGCACCTCGACCTCGTGTGTCTGCAAGAAGAACTCGTAGTCACGATTGGCATCGTGGAATCGGGCACGCTGAGCCTTCTCCAGGTCGTCTGCCATCATCTCGCTGGGGTCGGGGGTGCTGGTGTCCTGGATCTGAGCCATTCGGGTCTCCTAGATAGGATCTAACATTATTGGGAGTTTGGTCGGGTCTGGTGTACTGCGTCTCGTACGAGGTCCAACACAAGATTGTACTCGAACGTGTAGTCGTCAGCATCGAATATCTCATCGAGCTGGTCATACCACACTGACGCAGGAAGAGGGTTGAAGATCTCTATCTCTTCCGGCGACAGATGCGTCTTCGTTACCCGACCGGTCAACTTCAAATCCAAAGAATACGGATCCTCCAACCTGTCGTCGATCTCGTAATCCTCGAAGGGACCGTAGTACGTCTGCTTTTTGTATTCGTCATGCAGGATGTACATCATCGGCCATAATTCCAATCCACACCGCAGTACGGCTGATTGTAATGTTGCTGGACACCATCGTTGTCGACGATGGACCCACAGCTGTTGCAGAAGCCAAGGAGAACACTGCAACTAGGACACAGCATTTCGCCATCTCTGGTCACAGATATGCGGTCTAGCGAGTCGAGTCGGTAGCAACCACTACACGTTACTATCGTTTCTCGAACAAACGGATGCGACCCGTCGTGTGTATTAGAAGAGGTCTGCGTAGTCGATGTCACACGAGGGAAAAGCCAGTCAACCTTTTTGCCAGTAATTCCGCATGGGTAGGACCGAAAAGTCAATGGCCAGGCACGGCTTACCATCCTTAGTCAGCGCCGTACCGAACGTCACCTCGAGCAGCTTGTCATTTGACCAACCGACCTCATCCGACATCGAGGTCTCGTCGATCTGGAGTTTCTTGTAGAAGTCGCTCAGAGATGCGTACTCGTTGTTCAAGATCTGCTCGTTGATGTCATTCTGCGCCTTGCGGATGGTCTCCATCGTGCTCTTGAAGTACCGCCCGCTGAAGGAGTCAAAGCAGAGAACTTCGTCCCCGTCGATGATCACGAGCTTACTATTTGGATTGGCATCAATGCGATCCTGAGCGATCTCGTCTCGAAGATCCTGCTCCTCGGACTCGCCGAGGATTTTGACGACCTTATCCTTGTACTCGGTGTACGCCCGCTCAGACACGGTGTAAGCGGCGGCAAGTGCTGCGGCCCGCTTGGTACCGATGCGGTTGGCCATGACGATGCAGCCGATTGTTGTTGCACCAGACACCACGGGAGGGATGTAGCAAGTCCAAGCTACCCGCGCTAGCTCGAGATTTGACGGAAGATCGACACGACCGTCGTACTTCTCCTTGATGTGCTTCTCGAGCTTGTGGTCAGCCCTGCGCGTTGCCTTGACTGCCAGAACAGCCGTGGTGATCACACCACCCACACCAACGGCAGTCAGAAGGAGTGGAGCGTTATCTGCTCCGAGTTTCTGCAAGTACTTAAGACGAGAGACGAGGGACATTTGAACTCCTAAAATTAGCGAAAGACTAAAGCCCTTGGAGGGGGCTGTAGCCTTTGAGCGGTACTACTTCGGGACGATGAGTGTTCCGGCGTTGTAGGTCAGGGTCTTGTCGCCGATCGTGGCCTGCTGGCTGTCGCACTTGCTTCCGTCACCGTTGCGGTGGAGGAAGGATGCTGAGCCGGTGCAGACGCGTCGGTTGTGCTTGACACACTTGAGCTTCACGGGATCTCCTTTCTGAGGTAGAGGTCTCACTATAGGGCGTGTATTATTCGCGCTGCTTCAGCGCAATAAGATCCCGCAAAGCAATGACCTGCTCCACCTCGGTGACGAGCTTCATTCGCTCCTTCTCGTACATGTTCCAGTGTGCATCCGTCACCTCGGTCTGACCCGAAGCAATGCTGATCGCCACGAGCACTCGAGACCCGTACTTCTTGTAGGCCTCGGACAGGGTCATGTCGAGCGTCTTGATGAATGGGTCTTCGGTCTCAAATGTCTGTGCCATTACCACATCGCCTTCTGATCGCCGGGTGCGAAGTCTGAGATTCCGAGCTTGTAGTTCGCCTTAGCCGATTCGACGGCGTAGGTCTGGCCCTGTGCGAGCCACCAGATCATTCCGTACATCTCCTCGATAGCCTCCTTGGCGTCACCGAGGTTCTCGATGCGTGACAGATCGGGAAGGTCGAGCGTGCCATCCTCGTTCACACAGTGGTTGTACGATCCAGCCATAATTCTCCTTAAAATTAGAAAGACGTAAACCCCATGGTGAAATGGGGTTCAGAGGTCTGAGAGGTTCTAGCTGATGGAGCGATCGGCGGTGAGGTCGTGGACGGTGGCCTTGGCGTTGTCGAGCAGGCCGCTGACGGTGCGGTTCGAGGTCTCGGGAGTGGTGTACTCCTTGTAGATCTGGAACGCGCCGACGACGGCGAGGCCCTTGACGGCGAGGCTGACGAGCGACTTCATGTGCTTCTCACTTTCTGTCGATAGAACGGGTCATTATAGGGCTTGTTTTTTACGCGAGAGCTCCCGGGCCAGGAATCGAACCTAGATCAAGGGAACCAAAAACCCTTGTGCTGCCGTTGCACCACCCGGGACCGAACTATTCCTTTGTGGGCACCACCGTGAGGTGATTCTCGGCGAAGTACTTCTCCAGAGCGACCAGGATCTTGTCGCCTGCAGCTCGACGCTCTGCGTTGCTCCCGTGTGTGACTGAGTCGTGAGCGAAACGACCCAGCTCTTCGGACAGGTCGTATCGGTACGGATAGAAGCGCATACCGTTCACTCGAAGTACTGGGATCTCACGACGACCCTCGTACGACTCCAGGAGACGAATCGTGTGAACACGATCTAAAGCGAAGTCGTCTCCAACATCCTCCATGACCTTGACGTAAGCGGCCTTCTTGTCCTCAGCTTCAACGACCTTACGGCGTCCATCGATCTCGAACTCGAAAGTTGTCACAATTCGGTCTTCCACTTCTGGTTGCGGATGTCTTGACGGATGTGAAAGCGGCGGCGAGAATTGACAAACTTCTTCGCGCCCTTGACGGCCCGAGCCATGCCTCGGTGTCCGTCGGTGAAGTCGTTTCCGATGCCAGATGATTGGATCGGCTTCCCCTCCGGGGTTTTTGATCCGAAGCCCATCATGGATTTGTCACGGTGCTGCTGACCTCGGGAATCGTACATCATTCCTCCGAGTATGTTTCGTGTCGACGATGTTCTGCTTCCTCGATGGGATCGATCTCGTTTTCCCACGCTCGGGGCGGAATGACGTCCATGACCCAAGCCGCCAAAGAATCAGCGGTCTCTCGACTGAACTTGGCGTCTGTGTAGTGCTTACCCGCCTCGAAGAGACGGTCACGAATCTCATCGCACAGCTCGGAACGTGCTATGGGGTTACCCATTTGGCATCACACATTCAACATCAACGGTCGTGACAGAACCGGAGACAGTCTCGCCCTTGCTGCTGGTACCCGTTCCGTATCCGGTCGAGACATCGCTAGAGAGCGTACCTCCTGCTGCCTCACATGCCTTGCTGTCGTGCTCCCATGCAAGGTGCAGAGCAAGAGCAGACAGGAGGATGAACGCCACAGCGATCAGACACATCGACAGATTGGTGATTCCATAGCCGTCGATCAGCTTCAGACGCTTGAGAACGTCGCGAACCTTTTCCTTGTTCATGTGGTTCCCATCTGAACCTCGGTCGGAACGAGCTTGAACGCGGGGTACTCGTTGATCCACCAGTCGGCAGTCTTACCCTCCATGTACTGGTGACCATTCCCGTGCTTGTGGTCCACCTCGTCCTGGACCCATCGCTTGGCGGCCTCCTCGTCGATGGCGACCGCACGGAACCACTGAGCTCCGCTCATCGAGTCGGGGCTTGACTGAAGGATCACAATTACCTGCATGATTGCTCCTTATAATTTAAAGACATAAACCCCATGGGGGTTTAGAGGTCTGTGACTAACGGGGGAGGATCTTCTTGATGAGGGCGTCGATCGCGTTCCTACAGAGCGGGCAGTTGTTCTGCTGGTACTGACGGTGCTGCTTGCAAGGCCTCATAAGGTCTCCTTGGTGTCGGGTCGTTATACACCATGTATTACACGCGAAGACATATACCACATGGCTGTGGTATAGAGGTCTGGGGGATCTACTGCTTCTTCTGGGACTTCTTCTTGGTGCGCCGGTGCTTGGCGTTCTTCGCCTCGAGCACCTTCTTGAACCTTGCGGTCATCTGGAAGTGCTCGATCGTGTCGGTGTCGGGCTTCGGGTTCATGAGAACTCCTATCGAAGTGAATGGATCATTATAGGAGGTGTTTTTTGCGCGAACCTAAACCCCATGGTTTGGGGTCTTGGTTCTGACTACTAGCTGATGAGTTCTGCGTACTTCTGGTAGAAGTCCTTCTGGATCTGCTCGTCGTGATCGTCGTGGTACCAGCCGTTCTCGAACCGGTACTGGACGTACGCCTGGGCAAGCAGGTAAGCGTCGTTGATACGTTCCTGCTTCTCCCGGCGGTCGGAACGGTAGGTTCGGATGGCCGCTACGACAAGCACGAGGGTGCAGAGAACGAAGAAGAACTGGAACACGTGTGTGTACATGGGGTCTCCTCGGTAGGGGTCATTATACACCATGTTTTCCACGCGAACCCTAAGAAGAATCAGACCCTTCAGTTCCATCCGGCATCTTCACCCAACGGAAATGTTTCTCATCCAGGTCAGACATAGCGTCTTCTTCGTCATCAGGAAAACGGTGAGCTGTATGCGGCACGTTATCCTTTCCAATCCACGCCCAACTTGATCCGAGTACGCGTAGATGATCGGGACGCGATGGGACTATGAACGGAAGCTTTGGTGACTCGGTAGTCATGGATTTCCTTAGATGAACCTAAAGCCCATGATCCGGGTGGATTGGGGCTTTTCGGTTCGAACTCATTACTGCTGGGGGATGGCGAGGTACTCGGCGTTCACGATCTCCTGGATGGACTCGACCGCACCGGACTGCACGGCGATCGTCACGAAGACGACGACGAGCATGATGGCGGGGAGGAGCTTCATCAGGAGGATGAAGAAGGCGTTGAGCATGATTCGGGCTCCTTTTAAGGGAGGAATGGGGTCGTTATACGCCGTGTTTTTTACGCGAACCTAAACCCCATGATCCGGGTGGATTTAGGGGTTTTAGGCTCGATCTGGTCTAGAAGATGGCGTTGAGGATGCCGGTGACGGCGAGGACGAGCAAGAGCGTAGCGAACACAGTGAGTGCAACGATGGTCTTGACCGCCAGCCAGACGTAGGCCATGGGGATCTCCTTCTTCGAATGAACAGGGTCGTTATACCCCATGTTTTTTGCGCGAAGGTCAGTTCGGATTGTCCTTAACAATTTGGTAGTCATAATGCAAATCGAGATTTTCGAGCTTTGCGATGATCGCAGCGTAGGTCTTGTATGCAGGAGAATCGGGATTATGCTTTTGGCTGGCTGCAATTGAAGCGCTTGTGATTGCGACGATTTCATGTGCTGTTAGATCAGGCATATAGAGTTCCAATCTAGAAAGACTTATACCACATGATCGTGGTATAGAGGTCTTGACCTACTGCGGGGCGAGTTCGAGCGAGGCTCTCCATTCGCCATCGACGGACTTCACGTTGAAGTGGTACGTTCCGGGCGGTACGGTGTCAGCGACGCCACCCATCCCCTGCAAGATTTGTGCGAGCATGATGTTGCGAGGGGTGGAGATGTCGATGATGTCGTAACGCCCGTCGGTCACCAGGACTGTGAGGGGGTCGCCGATGTCGTAGAGGGATTCCGGCATTTCGGGGTCCTTTCGTAGGGGTCATTATAGCCCATGTTTTCCCCGCGAACTAGGTAAAGATAGAGATCGCGATAATTGCCGCAACAACCGCCAAAGCCACAGCACCACCCAAGGCGGAAGCCGAATCAGGATGACCCGTGATGGTAAGTGCCACATATCCTGCAATAACTGCCAGGATCAGCACAACAATGCCCCAGAACAAGTGCTTAAACATTTAATCTCCTCGATGTGGTAATGGTAATTCCCCCTCGACAGATCCCCCCTTGTTGCTTTGCTCAGCTAGGTGTCTGCTGTGTTTGGGTTCATACACAAGCCTCTTCTTAATCTCGATTCGTGGACGAGCACATTCCCGACATCCGCTCTTGTGCTTGATTCCTCCCCCATGCTGAATCTCCAGATCTGCACGGCGCTGTCGATCGTTGTCCCACGCCATAAACCAGGTAAGCGCTAGACCGATCCACAGAATGCTGGCTCCTGTCGTGACTAGGGCATGTGCCATCACTTCATCCATCGATTACTAAATCCTTCCGCTCGTGGAGCGTGCAGCCGAAGTCCGGACGAGTCTCCATCCAGCTAGACCCGTAATAAGCTGTCTGAATCATGGCCTGTGTGTCCGGCTCTGGCGGATAGTTGTCATCAATCCGCTGGCATGTGCCGAATCCCTCGTTCCCCTGCGCACCTTCTGCCCAGTACTTGCAGGTCTCGCAGCGCTGAATGACAGTCACTTCACGAAGGTGAGGATGACCATCCCCACGTTCGCCGTAAGCGAAGCGAATCCCACGATGCCGATCCACATCCGATTGCTTCGGATCGCCTTCCCGTGGTTGGTGAAGCCCTCTGCGATGTTGTTGAACGCTCCCTGAAGTGATGATGCATCCACCTCGAGTCGAACAACACTCTCGTCGTCGTTCTGCATTTCAGCCATCTAACTTCCTTCCGATTGAATATGATTTGGGCGGAGCGGTCCACCAGTCCTGAGCTTCTCGACCCTCGGGAATGGACGTGTCAAACACCATGTCGGCCACGATACCTTCCGGTGTTTCTCGGACCGTGGCCGTCCCGACAACTGGACCTCCGAGTCCCCACCTTGCCGGGACCTTTTTGTCTTTCTTCTTTTTTTTCTTAGCCACAGCCTGTAATCCTATCGGTAGCAACCACAAGACCAATCAAGACACTATTGATCCAGGTCCATCGAATATACCAGCCATCTGACTTAGTATCCCAGTTTGGAAACTTCATCATAGCCTCCTCCACAGATACCGAATCGCAAGCTGTGCCACAGACTTGACCACGAACATCTTGATGATTGCGGGTGGGTTGTGACGCTCGAGTTGACGGACCTTGCGCGCCGTGGGGAATCGGAAAAGCTTGCCAAGGGACACGATGCTTGACGAGATGATCTGCAGACCAACAGCAATCCACAGAAGGACCAGAAGAATTAGCGTAAGCACGATGTCGGTGTACATCAGCGGGCCCTCAAACGTGCTCGCTGCAGCTCGGAGGTGTGCTCCTTCATGAGGCCCTGCATGGTGGCCGAAGTTGCGATCTGAGACCTGTGGATTGCGTTAAGTCTGCGATTGGCCTTAACCAGGTACACGGCGCAAACAAGCTGCGCGAGAAGACCAAGACCAAGAATGGTCAGGATTGCGTAGGCGAGTTCCTGGGGCATGTGTATGTCCAATCTTGGGTGAGTACTTCTTAAAGGGTCGGAAGGCGCTGTGGAAGTCTACGAACTTCCCAGGCTTGTGCATCTCGATTCCACCACATTCGTTGGCGAAACCCGGTTTCTTGCGCGAAGGCATGGGCAATATCCATGGCTCGCGAAAAACGCTCGTCTGGTGTGTCGGAAGAAGGTGTCGTGGAACTCTCTGAGTAGCTTATGGCTCTTCTTCACAAATTACCATCTCCTAAAAATATGGGGCATGGATTCCAGGCTGCAACAATCCGGGCACGACTCCGGATTGCGCATACTTAGTCGGGTTCTTCAATCTCACACGGGTCGCACGCCCCGGAGATACCGACACCTGGAAGATTGGAACAGGCTGCAACTATCCCCCCGTCCAAAAGGAATAGCGCATACTTAGTCGGGTTCTTAGTCTTCTCGGGCTCGCAACCGATTAGATACCGATACCTGGAAGTTCCAAGGGGCCGTGGGTTGGGCGTCCCCATGTTTTCAGAAGGGTGCTTATCACCCTTGCCTGCCCACGACCCCCCGATCAGAACAGGGCGCACTCTCTGAGTTCGCGTCTTTTATACTCGAGCGGTGGTACATCCCGCTGAGGCCCTGGATTGCATGAAGTTATGTCGTAACCCACTCGGGATCGTAATCCGGGTGGTCGCAGTAGATCGCAGCCAGAGCCAGAACGATCGGAGCCGTGGGAGGCTGAGTTCCGAAGCGCTTGATGTACTCCTGCTGCGTCAGCCACTCGATCTGCTGTGTCGCGAACATGTTGGGATTTGACGTGGGGTCCACACCAATGTTCATGGGACCCTCGATGAGCACCGGCCACCTCTGATGGATCTCGAGGATCTTGTACTTGGCCAGAGCCTCTCGTCGTCGCTGAGGAGAAGGAGCTTCTGACAGATCATCAGCGATGCGCTCTGTGAGGAAGTGGATGATGCCCATCGGCGGACGGCAGTTTTCACATTGACCGCACGCGTGACAATCGTAGGTTTCCATTAGACGTACCTGCCCCTACCGTTGACGGCGTACTGAACTTCTCCGATTCGGTGCCATGGAACGAGTGTCAGAGCCAGAGGACCGTTGGTACGATCATTGATGGTGACACCTCGATCGCTTTCGTAGAAGTACCGCTCGTCCGTGGCCTCGATGACGTCCACCGATCCGGAAAAGTGCGACAGATACGTTACCTTGGGGTCTCCCGCGCCGATCATGGGCGTCTCTGAAATCCGACCGATCACAACGATTGCCTTGATGTCCATGGTGCTCCTTAAATAATTGGAATATGACCGAACGTTTAGAACAGGGCGCCAGTGCACTTTCTGGTCTTTTACACACTCCCGTCTTTCACGGGGTGGCCCTGCCTTCCTAGCCCGAGCGGTGATCGTGTTCGCCTACCGGAAACCATCCCTAGAACCCGGCTAATACGTTCCCCGATACCTTCGCAGCGGTGACTACTTGATGGCCGACCCTAGAACCACCGTATTCGTGTGCTTACTACTCCGCCACCGTGCTAGGTAGCTTATCCCTGTTTAGCCAGGCCCGGGAATTCCCACTAGCGTGCTCTCGTACCTGCTAGTCACACACAAAGGCGGTTACCTGGGCCGAGAGATGGAATATCCTCGTGTGTGGGTGTTTACGGTGGCGTACGCGACTTTACACTATGAGCATCGCAGTCAGATTCTCAGGCTGGGCGCAACCCCAACCACCCAAAGGGACGCTACTCCCCCACTGCCACCTGCTTATTATCGCCAGACTCCGTAGTCATTGGCGTAGAGTACGGCCGTTCCGCCCCAAGAACGAAACCGCTGATGGAGGAATGCCGAGAACTTCGCACCGAGTCTGGTGTGATAGAATTGCTCGAAGTCGCTACCGCCCCCGTCATAAGCAAGTCGGTAAACCACTTTGTATGGTAGATGCGACTTATCTTTTACCCCTTTACGCTTGGGGTAGATTTCCTCCATCGGTCTCCTTATCGAAGCGTAATGGTCCTGATGTGAGACGGATTCCACGGACCCGGATAGTCCTCTTTCACCTGAACCGTGAAATTCTGGTTGCGGGACTTGATCGTTCGATCGATTCCCAGACAGCCAGTCTCGCCCTTATTCTGCTTCCAGTGGGCAATACGAAGGCCATCCTGCCAGACCGTGACCCACTTACCCCAAGGACTAGCTCCGAGAACGAACTCGACACAGGTCAGAGTCCTGCCCTCAGCGGAGAGCTGAACCTCGTGATGCAGACCATCCGTGGTCAATCGCGCCTCGGTGTACCGATCGGCGCCCGCTGCTGCAGGAGATGCAAAGGTCAGCGGGAGCGCGAGAGCTGTCGAAACCACGAGGGCCTTAATCATACCGCGCAATCCCGAGTGATCTCATTACGAGAAAGTGTTGAGGCTCCGTGGTAGTCACCGTTCCAGTCGATAACCTGACCGGTAGCCACAACACGAAGTCGCACCCTACCCGCGTTGTTGCGGTGTGGATCACCACAGTTCCATCGAGTAGAGACGCTGATCGGACCAGGGCCTCGGCGACCGGCGGTGCGCTTGGTGACCTGTGCCCAACCGTCCCTGGCGAAGCGTCGAACCTGCCAGTACTGCAGAATCACCGTGATGGACTGGTTACCGATACCTCCCTGACACCGATTCGAGGCTCGGATGGGCTCAATGATCTGTGGACTACCTGCTCGGCTACCGATATTCTCCACCACCGCACGACACTGGAATCCAGGACTGGGGCGCGACCCAGCATTGGCCTTCGGTGTGGCAGAGACGAGGTTGACGGACAGGAGAGCGACGAGCAGAGTCAGAATAACCCCTGTACGTCGTCGAGGATTCTTGCTCGGAGGGATTGTGATGGTGGGGAACTTGAACCTTGAACGCCTGCGCTTCATATCAATTCCAGTGAGTAGTAGTTCGAACAGAAGGCGATCGGTCTATTGTGAAGTTTGAATATCCAGGGCGCAGCTCCGTGCTCCTGTCGTTTACACCTTAGCAAGCCTCGCACGTATGCCTTGCTAGGGCCCTGAATATGCAGGACGCATCGCTTCGTCTCGATGTCTTTTATACTCACGAAACCCGTCATGAACGTGAGGTCCTGATTTATGAGAGTGGGCTGACTGAGGGGGCACCAGCCTGTACGCTTCTGCACGTAGCACTCTTTAGGTAGGGATGGGCTGACTCAAAATAACCAGCCTGTACGCTTGATGGGCTCCACAACGGGCAATCCCATTGACACGTAGCATCCCACATGTAGGCTTGAAAACCCGCTGCAAACAGGAATTCAATTCGGCACGTTGCAGTCGCACCTTATTCCAGCCGAAGCCAGACCTACATGGCGTTTTTTAACTACTTAGGTTATAGTTCCGTCGAACTATTACCATTTCGGAGTCTCGCCTCTCCGCTCATGTGTTGGTGTGTCGGATCAATTGTATCCCCAGGAACACGACACCTTACCGGATGATCGACCAACACCGCTCTGGGCCTAAGAACTATTTATACTCGCCCAGACGAGTTGTTCACACGTGACGCACCGACTAACGACCTATAGGCCGCAGCACTGCTTTCAGGGATTGGTGGTCCCCTTATCCGGTAACCAGCCGGGCCACGCTGCTTGTGGTGTACTACTTCTTCTTGAGACGGCGGTAAGCCGCGCTACCGACCTCGTTGAGGTTGGGGTAGTTGTTGTGCTTGGGCGTGGTCAGACGCTTGCCGTGGTAGATGCCCTTAGCCTTCAGGTCCATCGCCATGGCGTTGTTCTTCTTCGCGATCGCGCCCTTGCTCATCGTACTCCTTGGAGGTTACCAAGGTCCCCGTGTTAGGACCTTAGAAACTCTCCAGCGCTACGCTTCGTCATTCGGATTCAGCTCCAATCGCAGTCGTCGAAGTCGATCGATGGGCCAACACGGAGCGGACTCTCCGTGCTTCAAAGCGATCCGCAGCCACTCCGACTCGGTCCACCGATTGTCTCGATGGTATCCGGGAGTTGGACACGGTCGTCCCCCGATGCAAGCAACACGAATCAAGGGGTATGAATATGCACCAAGAACCAGATCACAGTTCTGATGCGCCCGGAAACGAGTGTCGGACGGATGTACAAGAGCACCGTTTGCCTCGTTCTCGGTCGAGTACACGTCTTCAGCCACGACCAAGCCGGGGTCATGAGTCAGACACAGAACTCGGAAGTCGGTGCTCAAAAGATGTCCCCGTCGAGGTAGACGAAACCGCCATAAACCATGACGGTGAGCACTAGCCAGATCACGAAGAACTGGAGAGCACCCCATGTCTGTCCGAAGACAGAGTTTGCCATGGCGGTGATGAAACCAGAGATCAGCCCAAGGATCAGGACTATGCCTAAGTGTTCACCCATGTAGATTTCCCTTGTCTTCTCGGTTGTAGAAGGCGTTCAACCGAGTCACAAGCTCGGTGCGCTCAGTGTGCCACTCCTCGGGAATATCCATCCGAGCAACGGTATAGCGAAGCATAGCAGCATCGATTGCTGCCAGCCTCTGCTCCTCGACGATGAATCGAGGAATGAGACCCAAGGGCGGTGCCGTAGACTCGCCCATCAGAGGAAGTACGGCGTGACGACGTCGAAGAACCGAGCCATGCGCGGGTCCTTCATGTCCTCGGCGTAGAACGGGTCCGCCATGGTGCCACGGACGAGCTCCGCGACCTCGGGCCAGGCGATGACCAGAGCGTTGAAGTAGGCTTGACCGACACGCTCGTTGTTGTCACGGAAACGGTCCGACATCGCGGCACGCATCTCGTTCCACGTGCTGGGCTGGTCGAAGGCGAAGGCGAGCGTGGACGTGCTCATGAGAGTCTCCTCTATATTTGGGATGGGTTGACGAGCATTAATGAAAGCCTATGTCTCGTCCGGAAATTAATCAACGGAAAGCAACATAAGGCTTGGATGAGACCCCGTGCCATCGGATGTCCACCTGAATTTACATTTGGGCGGCGACGACACGGGGTCTCATCATAGCGCATGTTTTTTTCGCGAATTACTTCTCGTAGATGTCGAGAACTTCTCTCATACTATCTGCGAGAGCGTAGATACCTTCAACCGCATTGTTCCTAGAGACGTACATCTCAGAAGTACAAAGCGGCTCGCCGTTGGCTGCGAGAATTTGAAAGTAGTACCTAGTGCGAAACAGGCCGCCCTTAGGATTTGCCGGACTGCTTGTCTTGAGAACAGCCCTTGCCTTCAGGCCAGCCATACTAGTTCTCGCGCTCGACCGTCGTCGTCTCCGTGACGGTCTCCTTGGCCGGAGTGGGCGGAGCAGGCTCCGAAACCTCGACTCGCTTCTCCTCGCGAGACTCGGTGGTGGGGCCGCCGTCCTTGGGGTCGGTCGCCATGCTGTTTCTCCGTTGTTAAGAGGGTTAGGATTGGGTTGTACGTTTTCATCGCTTGCCTTAGGCGGATGAAGGTGCTAGACGCTTCTTCGATTCGCTCAGTTCCTGCTTCGAGCAATTCATGCAAGATATCTGCGGCGATCGTATCGATGTCTTCACCTCGACCCAAGCCCAGACTCAACGTCGTAGCAATTTCATTCTTCAAAAGTTCGGCCGAACTCATATTTTCTTCTCTATTAGTGGATTAGGCCATGACTCTGACGATCTCCTTTCCCCGGGTCGTTACCGGGCGTTTCGTGGGCCCTATGGGACTTGAACCCATAACTCGGGGCTTTTAAGGCCCCTGCCTCTGCCATTTGGGCCAAGGGCCCGCTGGGCGGGTGGGCTGACTTTGTAACCAGCCTGTACGTCTGCTCCGTTCGACGGGAGAACCCACGTAGCACCCTAATCCTGACCTGCGCCCCCTACAGCACAGACCAGTAGCTTAGCGAAGAGTTCAAAGAATGACGTGCTTGACAGCCACAAGCCCAACGAAGCCGCCAAGACAGAATGCTGCAATATCACTCGTTCGCATATTTGTAAGGCCCATTGTTAGCTAGCCTTCTTTCGAGGGACTCGCTTCGGAACCACGACGTCTCCCTCGATAACACCGACAACCTCGGTGTCTGCATTGCGCCTCTTGGCGTCAGGGTCGACCATCTTTGTCTCGTCAGAGACCTTATCGAAGTCCTTGAGGAACGCCTTGTTGGTGTAGACCTTGTAGCCCGTACCGGCGTAAAGCACCCAGTCGCCGACGTAGGCCTTGGTCTGCTTTTCGTTCCTGGGGTTGTGGACGCGAACCTTGACGTACTGACCGTCACGCTGGTCGTTGCGAACCTCGCTGTCGACCCACCGAGCGACTTCCTGAATGTTCTCAGCGGTCACTCGAACGGCGTCGATGTTGAATGGCTTACGGACGTACTGCGAAGTCTCTAGCATTTGATTGTTTTCCTCTTTCAGGAGGGGGTTTCTGCATATGTAAGGAGTAAATAATGCCAATTACTCGATGGGATCAAAGAGCTCCTCAAATCTATGGGCCTGAACAGGAAAGAAGTCACCCGCTGGACGCTTGATAATCCAATCCCCCTCTTGGGCGCGCTTCTTACCGGCTACCGTAGGCACGTTGATGGCTGCGTAGGTGACATCATGCTTTAGCGCATCATGCTCCTTGACCAAGACACCGCCACACCAAACAGAAAGGGCCTCAGCATTATCTGCCCTAAGCTGATTTGCTTCGACCGCGTCGCCATTGCCATGTTTAGCCGTGAACAGGTCAGCCATCCCTATCTCCATTCCTTCTGGCGTTTGCTGCGAGGACAAGGAATACACAGCCGCAGACAAATCCCAGTAGGAATATGACAGCGCCTGCGATCATTGCTTCAGCCACGCGGCTTCCGCTTCATCAGTGCTCGATTACGCTTCTCAGCGGTACGTCGAGCAGCACGATTGACCGGATAGAACTTCTCCTCCGGATCAGGGAGATTCACCACACGCTCGAACTCGTCGAGAAGAGTACCCAGCTCCTGGGCCTCCTCCTGAACGTTCATCTCCGACGGCTCAGTGGTCACGAGACTCCTTAATCAGGTTTACACCACTGGAGGACAGGGCATTTAGGGCGTTGAAAATCTGCTCTTCACTCAAGCCCGTTCGCTTAAGTACATTTCGAGCGTCCATTCGAATTTGAAACTCGATATCAACAACGCCCACGGTGTCCTTAATTCGACCCTCAAAATCTTCGTGCTGCCAGGTGGGGTGATGAAGGGGCTTGACGCACGTGGTGTGTCCGCCCTGTTCATGTGATTGCACAACTTCCCCACAGGCCCGATAATAGTTCTCCCCGTGTCGAGAGATAACGCGCCAATCGGCCGAGGCGAACATTCCCGGAGAAGGAATATCAACGGTATCCGCCGCAATTGGAACGATCCTTGACTGTCCCATTACAGTTGCACCCTCTCCGCAATCCGAACAACCATTCCCTGAAGTTGAGTAATCTGACCATTGAGATCGTCGATCATGTTGCTGACCTCGCTAGCTGGCTTACGGGGAGGAGACGCAGTGATGGGCATGTTCACGTTCACCGAATCTTCCGGAAGAAGAATCGGAGAAACCTTCTCACCCAGACTCTCGATCAAAGAGGTCAGCTTTGAGAGGCTATCCTGCATGTAGCCCAACTGAGGGCCGATGCGAGCGTCGCTAGGGCCGTCATCGTAACCCTCCTCGCGATCCCCGAATCGAACATTTGAGTGGAACCCCGGCGGGTACTTTTCGACTTCATTCTGACCAGGCATCAATTTCTCCCATTATTCAGCGTGTTGCTGGATTCGATAGTGACCGTGATCTCCTTAGGCCATCCGAGATCATTAACGTCCTTGCGAGACATAATGAGTGTGCGGATAACCACGCCTCGCTCGTCTGTCAACTCAAACGGAATATAATTCGAGAAGGCCGTGTAGCTCAGGGCGCTCCTCTGCATGACCGCCAAGATCTTCGTGACCGCAGCCATTAGCTCATCACCTTCGGGTGTCGAAGATTCTTGAGGATCTCGTCTAGAGGAGTGGCCATGGTGTCCTTACTGTCTCGGGTTGCATGAGCAATCTCCTGCATAGCCGTCCAGTATCGAACACGAAGCGGAAGTCGAGCCCCCACCTCCATAGCCGCCCACTCACGAGTCCTGCGAAGACGTTCTCGAACCGTCATGGCTGGAATTGTCCAGATGGTTCGAAGCCTCATTAGTCCTCACTCGCAGTCGAACTCGTAGCCAAAGCAGGAGTCTGGTCCAAAGTAGGGTCCTCGGCATACTTCAGCTCCAACGGGTCCTCGTTGAGCGTAAGGAACGCCGACTTCAGATATGCCTTGATGCCCGTATTGCCGTTGACGTCCCAGTTGCTAGCTGAGAGCATAATGTCCGCGTTCTTGATCTCCGCGTAGTCAAGCATCGGAAGCTCGTCCTCGCCGAACTCTGTTCGAGCCTTAGAAGTGATCACCACGATTTTCGGAGGCCGGATCTTGTAACTGACGGCCACCGGAAGATATGCCTGAGGAACGTCGTCCTCTTCCCGAGGTCGAAGGTACTTTATGTTCCAACCCTCGGCCTTCATCGCCTCGGCACGCTCGGGCTCCAGGAACATGACGAAACCTCGAGCCCCCTTGTCGTTGTACTGCTCGACACGACCGGCGAAGTTTCGGAACATGAGTCTGGCGTTCTCATGGAGTAAGCTATTAATTGAGACTTGTGCTGGCATTATTGCTCCTGAATATTCGGGGGAATGCGCTTTATTACGTCGTGATACAACATATCGGGTGGTACGACAGTCCTGGGATTCAAGGACACGTCACCGAGTTGGCCTCCAAATAAGAGATCTGTGATCTCTTTTCTCACGTCTTTGGAGACCTGTCCGATGAGGCTGCCGTCACCCTTCAGAATCGCGTGACCGACTTGAATCTTCTCGCCACCCTTGTAGATGACTAAGAAGACTTCCTGATCCTTGCGCTTCTCACGTTTGTCCACTGGGAAGCTCGATCCTCTCCCAGGTTTCGCCAGTCCAAGACCAGTGGGAGTCATCTTTCTCGATCTTGATGTCTCCGATGTTCAGACCACCGTCACGCTGGACAGAATTGGCCATACTCCAGCCGTAGGTCTTGCGTGCGGGACCCTTAGGGGTTTCCTCAACGACCGGCTCTTCGACGGGCTCATCCGATGTCGTCCGGTCCTTGGTGGTAGGGGACGAGCGCTTCTTGAGGAGGCGATTCTTGAGGAGGCGATTCTGCTCCTTCAAGGCTGATGAGATCTCCTTCAACGTTCGGCTGATGTCCTCCAAGGCCACCGCTTCTCGATAGTTCGACCCGGCCATTATCCCTCACCTTTCGACAGTTTTCGCCACAGACGCCGGTGCCCTTGAAGGACATGGCCTTTATTTCGTTCGTGCAGACTTCGCAGTTCATCTAAGACTCCTAGCTTCGAGCCTCAATTCCGAAGGCTCTCGTTGATCTCCAGCGCTGGCGTACCAGACAATATCTTCGCGCCCATGCTCTTCCGCCTTAGAAACGAAGTCCTTAAGCTCTTCTAGACTGAAGCGCCAGGCAAATCGCCCCGTGACATCGACCTCGGTCGCCATTACGCCTCGCTGTACTTGCTAGACGCAACTCGAGAGCCATCCTCAAGCTCGCCGAACTCGAAGTCGGCAAAGATATGAGGGGCATACTTCTTGCACTCGTCCAACATCAGACAAGCGAAGTGACGGATCTCGGCGTCTGCAGCCTCGGTGCACCGCATGGCAAAGTAGTGACGAAGCGCCCGGAAGTTACCGGTCAAAACCAGACGAGTCTCAGTCATATTTGGAAGGACTGCTCGAGCCGCCTGACGCCACTCCTTACGAGTGGCATTCGGGTTCTTCATCTTGAAGTGATCCACCAGCTTCTCGTAGTGGATATTTGCATCCTCCCACGCCTCTTGGAGAATCATCTCAGCCACATCATCGCCCACACTGATCGGCGGCTGAACCGGACCCGTGTTGCTCTTTCCAGCTCCTGGATCCACGTATCGCTGCGACAATTGAGAGTAGCTGAAGTGTCGGTGACGAACCAGCTCATGCGTCAGGGACCGACTCAGTCCACGACAGTAGAAGGTGATCGAACCATGCTCGATTACACTGAAGTGACCAACATCCATGATGTGATCGAGATATCCAGCAACAGTAGCGGTCGCGGGATTCGGACGACCCCAACTCTCGTAGCAGCCTCGACCGGCAAACTCGATGATGCTCTCGGCGTCGCTCTCGCGATAGTCCGATCGCCATCCGGTCTGATTTTGCACCTCGTTAAACCCCGGCAATGCCTGGGTAATACCGATTGCTGTGACCGTAGCGGGCACAAATAAGTCGGTCATCAGCGCTCCTCCTCGACGTTAATGCTGACAGTCCTGATTCTTGTCATGGTGTTTCCCCAGACGTCAACAGGACCCTTACCGGTTACGACACCATTATCGGAGTTCTGTCCGTGGTCGAATGCTGCCTGAGCGATAATGCCTGCCTGGGCTGGACCGTGGGCTGCAACACGAACAACTCGAGTCTCTTCGACCTCAAAATATCTGATTGCTGGCATATTTCAGGCCTTAGTGAGTAGAGAGGTGCTCGGACATGGCCTTCGAATATCCCTCGGGGTTATTCGCGTGGATCTCGTGGGTGCAACCCGTGATCTCGCAGAACCCAGAGTACGGAAGGATGGCGAAGGCGTACTTCGAGAGCTCCTGGAACACTTTCGGAGGGAGCTTGATCTCTTCGGGCTTCATTTGGAACACGATGTTGGAGTTTTGAAGCTGGTGGATCCCCTTGAGAACGAGGCAACTTCCACCAGCAACTAGCACTGCGCCAACTACAACACGCTTCTTCATATTTACCGCTCCTTAGGGTATTCTCCGATGAACTCTTCGAAGGATCCATACTTTTCGATGGACCTTACTGCAGCATCCGACAGATTCTCGAAGTAGTCGATGTCGATCTGATCAACGTCCTCGACGAACATGTTGGCTTCCTTCCAAAGGAAACCCTTAGTACCCGTGACGGCATATTCCTTGCCCTCGTGGACACGAATCAGGCTTCCGCCACCTGAACCTTCCTTGACAGGAATGAACCGACCGATGCGACCGATAAAGCGAAGGTCGTCACCGATCTTGAGGTGGATGGATCCCTTCATGACCTGCTTGGTCTCACAGAGGTCATTGAACTCGACCTCTTCGCCAGTAAACAGCGTCTTGTAGACGTACGGGTGAATGAACTGCGCACCCGTAGCCGTCCAACAATTGACCAGACAGTCTGCCTTGCGAGCGATGTAGACCGCATCATTCACGAGAGCCATACGATCGTACGTGGCCTCGTGCTCGAAGTCGTATCCGTACTTCTCACCGAACTTGGAAACCTCATCGATGATGAACGTGTCCGCATCGGCAATCTTGATCGAGTCGGTCTTGATGTGCACGACCGTGTATCCCAAACCCTGAACGTGGTGCTTCAGGTCGATCATAAAGAGAGCGCCACGCTTCGCAACGATGTTGTCCTTGTTGCGAGGGTCCCTGAAGGGATTGTCGAACTTCGCCGAGGTCAGACCGTAGACGATGTTGATGACAATCTTCAGAGCGTACGCGAGGTCCTTAGCATCCTTTTCGTCGGTGAGGTAGGGAGCAAGACGACCCCCCAGCATTTCACGTGCCTCGCCATAGCGTCCGTTCTTAATGGCAAGGCGTGCCTTAAGGAGATCCTCGAAATTAGAGGTGTACTGTCCGAAATAATTAAGTCTAACCAGGCTGGTCGGGTGCATGGAGGCAACGTCAAGAAGAGCAACGTTGTTGTGGATGCCTGGCTCTGCGTAGACATAGCCACCCTCCTTCGGGTCCTCGTCACGGTACTGAGACTTACCGAAGCTGTGCGTGTATCCGGGGAAGTCACGACTCAGATCGGTGTAGACGAAGCTTTGCTGCGGGTTCCGATCGCCACCGAAAATGATCTTAGCGGTGTGCTTCGGGGTGCTGTCATTGATCGACAGACCACTAAGCGCCGCCAGAATCTGACGAGCGGTGAAGTCACCCTTCCGAGCCTCGAATACTGCCTCTGTGGCGATCACATCGTTCACACAGTACTCGATGACCTTCGGCCACAACTCCTCGGGAACGGGCTGATCCCAAGGAATATCCATCTCCATGTGCTTGAGTCCAAGCATGATCTCGAACTTCTTGAGACTCTCCTTGACGGAACTGAAGTCCCAAATATCGCAGTAGGATAGGTTGTAGGCCTCGCCGAAGGTTGCGTTCTTGTTGTTCTCGACGACCATCTTTTGCGAAAGACTGAACAACTGCTCGTTGGAGTAGCCCATGTACCGAGCGTAAAGAATATGGTTGTCGTATTTCCGGTTGTTAAAGCCAACCAGCTTGTAGACGAAGAGACGCTCAATCTCCTGTGCACTGGGATTGACCATTCGAACGACTGTGTCGCTACCCTGGTACTTCCAGCACACGATGAAGAGGTTCGGGTACACCTCAACATCGAAGAAGACCAAGCGGTCGTCCTTAGCTCCAGCGTTGTTCGAGAGAACGGCAACTTTAGCAGCATCAGAAAGGAGCATTTCCTTATCTGCAGATGTGAACTTCATCTTCTGAACGATCTTCAGAGACTCCATAGCCTTATTGCTGCTACCGGCTGCGAAAGCCATAATCTTCGGCTGGAGGTCTGTGACGTCATAGCGAAGATCGCTATTGTACGCGTCCTCGAGAATCTTGTGGATGAAGTCGATCGAGGGCTTGGTTCCCTGATGGATTTCCTTCCGCAGATTTCGAGCAATCAAGTCACGAAGACTCTTCTCGCTAGAGAGAACCTTTGGATGTAGCACCTTCGGCTTCTCCTTCTTCGGAAGACCGGAATTTAGCGTCGCAACGGGGACAGCGTTGCACTTGGACAGCCTGCGTCGAAGAGAAGCATTTCCCGTGTAGACCTTGACTTCAATGCCGTCAGAATATACGGGACTTAACTCGGCGACATCGCCCTCATAGTTGTAGTGTAGGTGGACGCCTCCTCCACCCTGACTGACTTCCGCGTACGTGGGGGGCCATACACTGGCCGCTTCCAGATTGCGCTCGAGCGACTTGTTTCCTGCATCATCCTTGAGATCGAAATCGATGACGATATGCTTCTCAGGCACCTTGACAAAGTGCTGCTCAGTTGTCTGAAGATCTCCGAGATGCGTTCGAACGCGAGTCCAAGCGCTCTTCGGAGTTCCCGCATCGTTTGCGTATTGGGCTGCACAGTTTGCGTACTCCTCATCAAATATAGACGTGGTCTCATCCAAAACCAGAGAAAACGTATTCGCCTCCTTGGCCGGAGCCTTGAAGGGGTGTGCTGAGAATCCGGAGTAGTAGCTTCGAACAACCTCGCCACCAACAGTTGCGCGATCCTTGAAGTCCTCGAAGTAGTTACGAAGCTCCTCTCGAACCTTGTACTGCGGCAGCATACGCTCGATACCTGTGTCGCTGCAGAATTCCTTGTAGAGCGTGTACGCCTGCTTCAGCGTTGTGCCGTCCTGCGACTTGAAGACATCGTATTTGGCTTCGATGAAGTTGAAGAAGACGTCGGTCTGCAACATCATCTCAAGCGGACGATACGTGTTGTAGTAGTTCTTGCCCATCTTGCGGTAGACCTCAAGGCAGTGGTGGGCGATAGCACCCAGCTCGAAGTCGACCTTACCTACCAGCGTGTGGTAGTGGTTGACCGGAATCTTCACACCGGTCGGATGAACGTCAATCAGTCGACGGATAATACCGGATTTGGCATCCGAGATCTTCACAGGCTGGTTGGTACCCATAAACAAAAAGGCATTCACCCTGGCTGTGTACGACGGCTTGTACTTCTCGTTCATCGTCATATCTTCGTGCGAGATGATCGAGTTCAGCTTCGTGTTGTCCTCGATCTTGCTCAGATCCCCATCGTGCTGGATCGCTACCAAGGGATTCCCCTTGAAGACCTCCGTCGCGAAGGCGTTCCCGTTCGATCCCAGGGCTTTGGCTTCGAAACTGGTCGTGTAGCCAACGAAGAGCTTCTGGATGATGTCCAGAACCGTCGACTTCCCCGTTCCCGCCGGACCGTACAGAACCAGGAACTTCTGGATCTTTTTGCTGTCGCCCGAAATAATCGCGCCAATTGCCCATTCGATCTTGGCCCTTTCCTCTGTGGAATATAGGACCCCCAGCAGTTCATCCCAGGCCGAATAGTCTCCGGGGGTCAGTGCGTACGGAAGCTTCCTACTGACGTAGTCAGACTTCTTTGTTTCCTGACCATCGAAAACCAACTTGTCGTCCAGTTGATGGCTGTTATCGGCAACCTGTCGGACGAAATTCCGGAATCGATACCAACTGCCCGAGCCAACCGAGCGGAGATACTTCACGTTGCACGAGAGGCCTTCGGCCTTCTTCTTATCGGCGAATTCGCGAAGCTCATCGTCCACAAGACGCTGTACATCGTACTCGTCAGTGGACCACAGCTTTACTGCTTCGTCCCAGATTGCATAAAACGAATTGGCACGAACCATGAGGTCCTTAGATCGCCCAACAATGAAGTCTGGGAAAATCTCTAAGACGCCATTTTTTGCTTCCTTCGTGCCTATCGAATAGAAGTCCATCTACCCTCCTCTCGTGCTAGTAATTCTCCCGCAAATATGCATTGAGTTGGGTCCATATCTCAACGTCACGTTGGTCACGACGGGAGCGCTTGAGAGGGAAGAGCCCTCCAGCACCATTTGATCTATATGTTCGCCATATCTGTCTGTCAAGCACCTCCTCTACCCTGCTTCGTGGGAACCGTTGCCGATCGTCGATATTGAGACCTAGGTTGTTAATAAGATGCCAGAACCAATCGCGGGGCTCTCCCTCGGCTAGGAAGGAGAGCCGCCGCGATAGCGCAATAATCATCTCGAGCATGGAACACCCAAGATTTAACCAATCCGGATCCACGTTATTCAGACCCAGGTCCTCAATGAACTCATCTCTGAGTGCACGTCCATCTGCCACACGATTGTCGTCGTTTGGCACAAGCCAGACGTACTCTTTGGTGAACAAGTGCTGTAGCAAATTCCAGAAGGTGTGCGCTGGATTTGCAACGTTTGGATCTGCCACGCACTGGTATAACCAACTCAGATAGAGTTCGTCAAGGGGTTTGGTCACTCATCTGCTCTCCACGTTCGCCGGTTCGGACGACGGGTTCGAGAGTGCTGCAGACTCGCGGGCTCCGGATCGATGTTCAGCACCTCAGACTGGTACGATCCGTTGCTACGGGTGATCTCGAAGTCCATGTCGATCTTCTCGTTGCGGACGTACACAACGTTCGGATCATGCGAACCGTGACCGAATCGGCGAAGGTTGTCGTCACCGATCACATGGTTGATGTTGTCGACGATGCCATCCTGAGAGTCAGCAAGCGTCCGATCCTGCGCGTAGTAGGTCATGGTCGTCTGCTCATGACCCACATTGTTCTCGTTGAACTCCTCGAACGAGATGGTGTACGGGATCTCAGGGTTGAGCTCCCGGTCAGCCACCTCGGCGTTGTAGTCCCAGTCACGAGGATCGCCCTTCGCCACTACAGTGACGTTCTCCGTGACCTCAACGTTCTCAGCCACGATGTTCACCGGAGGACGAGGATCGACCTTCTCGGGCTTGTCGTACGGGACCTGCGGCTGCCTCGCCGAAGGACGACCCTGATACGACCGCACCGCCTCCTGGACCTCGTCAGGGACCAGAGCGCTGACAGCACCCTCGGGCGTCTCGAACTCGCCCTCCTTGGCCACCCGAGACCGATAGGCCTTAGCGGCCGCAATCTGCTCGCTCAGCTCTGCGTCGAACTTGGCAGCCAGACGCTTCTCGGCGATCTTGTACGCGATGAACCCACCGAGACCAGCGCCGACCAGGAATGCGCCAGCGATGATCCACGGGTTGTGCCTCGTGACGGTGACAACCCGCTCGACAGCGTGCTCAGCGTGATCGAGAGCCTTCTCAGCAATCTCGATCGCCTCGGAGGTCTGCTCGATCGCGGTGTCAAGCATGTCTGCTGCGCCCTCGCCGACACGAAGGGTGATATTGTCGGTATTGATGATTTCCTTCTTGGCCATACCTACTGCTCCTTCTTCGACTGACGGGTCTGGTAAACCTGGTTGACCTTGATCCCGATGTAGACACCGGCACCAGCAGCAAGCGCAATCTTCAACTTTGAAACGTTTCGTCCCTGAACAAGTGGAACGGACTGAACCGCAGACTTGACCACGTCTGAGATCTGGGCATTGAACTGACCCGTCTTCTCAAACTTGACAAGCGTGTTCTGAAATCCGTTGACCTTGGTGTCCAGCTCTCGCAGCCACTGTGAGAAGTACGTAAAGTCCTGCTGGTGAAAATTGGACAGATCGTCAACAGTTCCCTGAAGATATGCGATCTTGTCGGTAAGCTCTTTGGTGTCCATATTTAAGAATATTCCTTAGATAAGATCGTAGATAACGCCGTCGACGTTGAAGTCCAGCCAGATAGCGCCTTCCTTGCCCGCCATGAAGTCGTTGAACGCATTCGGGTTGTCGAAGATCCCGAAGCTAACGCAGTTGTCGTGCTTGGAACGCGGGTTGTCCTTGAACCAACCCACGGCCTGACCCTCCGGGACAAGCGGAAGACCAAGGGACTTGCGAACATCATTCAGGAAGATGTAACCCTTGGAATTCAGGATGTCATTCGCGATCTGCTGCTGCGCCCGAAGGAAGTGCAGGTTGTAGTCGGGCTGCGGCGACCAGTCGAAGGTCGTGTCCTTAGCGAAGAGCGCTGCGTAAGGCGACAGACCAGCAGCCTCCTCGACGGTCATGACCTGCTTGCCGTCATCAGACACGATCTCGCGAGTGGTGGTTCCGTTGACGAACTTCTTGTCCGTCTCGACGCCGTACTCCTCCACAACCCGGCTGCGGTACTCCCTGAAGGACCGGTCGAGGGTTGCGTAAGCAGCGACGACGCTGGTGTACCGACGGTTCATGATGATGTGTGAACCGGTGAGTGCACCCACAGACAAGATGCCGACGCCGACTGCCGGACCGTAAAGAATCGCGAGGTCCCGAACGAAGACCAGCTTGATCGCCGTAGAAACCTTCTTGTGCTCGCGATCGGCCTTCTTGCTGTCCTGCAGCCGGTTGACCTCGTGGAGGTCGCGGGCGTCGTTCAGCTCCTTCTCGTGCTTGTCCAGGAGATCACCCAGCTCCAGCGTAGCCTTGCTGGCGAGAAAGACCGTCGCACCGAAGCCGATCACACCGGCGGTGAACAGGATGACAGGAGAGTGCTTCTTGCCCTTGAGAAGGGTTAATCCTGCCTTTGACGTAATCATACTAACGACGCTCATTGTTCTCCTTGGAATTGAATACGACTTTGAGACCCATGCCGTCAATCAAGCGCTGGCAGCCCGGGCATGGTGGAACGGGACAGCTGATGTACATCGTGCCGCCCCGCATTCTAGCGGGATCGCCAAATATCATGGCGTTAGCCTCTGCGTGAACAGCCACGCACTTGCCGATACCGCTGTCATACGAACTGTCAGGGGGAAGCTCGTCAGTGGTTAAGAGCCCTCGAGGACACTCTCCCTGCAAACAAGAAGGCCCACCCGGAGGTGAGCCATTTCTTCCGGTGCTGACAATGCGGTCGTGCTTATCTACGATTACTGCTCCGATCTGTCGTCTCCGACAGTCGGCTCTAGCGGCTACTGCCTCCGCCACGAGAAGCCAGCCCCTATCTCGCATGGGCCTGGACACGCACTTATCCGATGCGTGAATACCTTCTTGATAAGGCGTGCCACAAGAACATCCGCTCACTTAATCACACCCTGATCCTTCAGGCGAATATAGATGGCGTGCACTTGAGCCTTCGACATCTTATTGACTTTTTCAACCCACGGGCTCTTCTTCTTGTCTGAGACAGGAGGATATGCCTCAAGAAGTGCCCGGCGCTCCTCAGCCTCACTAGGCATTAGTCGAGGGGCTCGGGAGGGGGCATCCGCACTAGATGCCCACCACCGGGAATACGCTGGGGCTTAGCGCTAGCAAGGTTCGTCCAGCCGTACTTCTGATCCGTGTAGGTTGCCTCGACTCCACAAAGCTCGTAGAAGTCGGCAACCGTGACGCTGTCGTACTTGTCGAGCATGGCCTCGAGGCGATCGAGCACTTCCTCGGCCTCGATGCGGCTGTCCAGCACAATCTCGTCGAAGCTGTGCATACTCCGACCGCGCCTACTCATCTCACGTCGAGGCTCGTCGTATCGCGAAGAACCTCGATTGCGGTTGAAGGGCGACTGATAGTCAGTACGACCCCCTCGACTTCGTCCCCGACTGCGTCCGCCGGACTCGGTTCCGAAGATTGCTCGCTCGAGACCGCCCGCAAAGGCCTCGTAGATCATGTCACGAGCGTAGGGAATTACGATCTCCCCGAGCATGTAACCCCAGACGCTCTGAGCGTCGCCGCCAATCAGGTTCTGTGTCAGACGACGACCAATCGGGGTCTTGCGTCGAGTGACCTTCCCTTGAACGACGCTCTCTACTACCTTCTTAGGGGGCTCTTCGCGAGCCCGTGCCCTATCGGGCAGCTTGCTGTTGCCTGGGAACTGATCCACTGGTGCCTCTTCCGAATGTCTAGCCTGTCACGGGTTAGGAACGTCAGACTCGGCGGCCTCTGCCTGCGCCTGCTGCATCTTGTTGATGTGCTCGACCACGCCCTTGCAGAAGTCGATTGCCTCGTCGATCTCGCGGTCGACATACGGCTTGACTTGCTCGTTGAGCATACCGGAGAGCACCATGGACGCAACGAAGACCTTGCGCTTCTCCTTCTTGGTCTCGACCGGGACGAGCGTCGTGATCGCAGAGGAGACCACAAACCGGACCGAGCTTGTAGCGATCAGCTTGAGGCCGCTACGCCCAGGGTTGAACTTCTTCAGGGACTTGGTGTCGTTGCCATTGACAATCTCGGCGTCGACGATCTCGTCCTCGCGGATCTCGGTCATAATTGGATTCCTAACTAGTGGGTGTGGGAGGGGTCGAAAAAAATAGAGACCACGTAGGTATTGCTCCTGTGATTCGCTTTCGCGCTTTAGAGGTATTGCTCCTATGAATCCCTTTCGGGCTTTTGAGTGGTCTCACTATGGCCCGTGTATTTTACGCGAACTACGGAGTGCTCTGAGCTCGCTCGGTCTGAGCCTGCTTGCGTTGGAAGGCGGCTGCGATCTGTGCCGGAGACATGTTCTGTAGGTCCTTCTGTGTCGGAACCCAATCCGGGTCCTTCATCTTCTCCTCGAACTCGTCCTGCTGCGAGAGCGGGGTAGACGCCTGAGCATCCTGCGCGAGCGCAACAGCACCCTCGACAGACGGAAGATCAGTAACAGCCTGCTGCTTCTTCTTGATCTCCGCCTGCATCGAAGCGGGAACAACACCGTTGATGAATGCCGCAGCCTGGCCCGCATCCGTAGACAGTTCAACAAAGAGCTTGGAATATGCAGGGGTCTGAACGAAGTCGTCAGTGATCTCCTGGTTTTGGATGAACTTACGACCATCCGGAGACTTCTTACCGACGGTCTTTGTCAGGAGGTCCTTGAAGATGGCAACCAGCTTCTCACCGTCCTCCTCGGCAACGATCCGCTTGATGTACTCAGTAAGACCGCCCTTCTTGCTCAGCTCCATCTCAATGACCTTGTCCTCAGAGAGGTGGAAGCAGAACTCCTCGGTAAGAGTCTTACCGTTGAAGTCCTCGAACGTGATGGTCTTCGTGATCATTTCACTCCGTAAGTGTTGCGAGCTGTCTCATCCAGAACTCGCGTGGGTTGATGTAGTGCTTGGAGGCGTCTTCGTCCGTGAGACGAACTTCCTCGATGTCTGCGCCTCCGCTCGCCATGGCGTCAGCGAAGGCGTCGTTAAGGAGCCCGCCGACCTCTTCATCCGAGAACGGTCCATACAGAGCAATCTCGTAGAGCCCCTCGTTGAGCTCCCGAATATAGGCGCGCTTCGCAAAATCGCTGGGGCTAGCGTCCTGCTGCTCGATCCTTTGGCTGACTCGCGTGAAGATGTCGATTTCTTCTTTGGTTGCCATATTTAGCTCCTTCAAAATTTGGATGTGGAACTGGATTAGTCCTGGACTCGGACTTCGGAGAAGTTCTCCCAGCAGTCCTTGCCGTTGATGTGAGTCTTGGTGCCCTTGGAAGACGGGCAGGGCTCGACCTTGTAGACCGTAGTACGGTTGCTGCCGTCGATGATGACGTTGCCCTTCTGGACCTCGTTGATGAACTTGTGCATTATTTTAAGCACCAATCGTCGTAGTGGAGTTGGCCGTACATGGATATGTCGTCGAGATTCGTAGATCCGCAAAGCTCACACAGTTCAACGGCAATGGCGCAATCCAAGCAGTATCGATTATTGTATCGATCGAGCACTGTTGTCTCGCGCCTTTTGAATTTACCGCATCTACGGCATGTTACAGCAATGCTTCTGGGCGTTAGTCGGCTGGGGGGCATCGGTGTACCAGCAATCGCAAAGTGGTCTGAGGGTCCTTGTAGATCTTGCAGGCGTCCGTGCAGTCACTTGCAGACGCTTCTACCAAGCGCTTGACAACCGCCTGATCCGGGTGCTTGTCGAGCTGGTCTTGTCTGATCGTGTACGTAAACAGCTTGTCCGACATAATTAGACTCCTACTTGCGGCAGCCGTAGACCGCGCTGTGGACGAGGATACGGACGTTCGAGTTACGGGTGTCCTGGTAGATCTTGCAGCCGAACTCGCAGTCGCTCAGCTCCGCCTCCACGAGGCGTGCCACAACGTTGGGGTCGGGGTGCGGCGGCTCGTCGATCGAGGTCTGGTAGGTGAACAGGCTGGGCTGCATATTTGTCTCCTTAAAGAGATGGTTGTGAGGGGCGCACAACAAAGTAGTGTCGTTTAAGTACGCCGCTTAAGGCCGTACCCCCTTGTACTACAGAAACTGCTTCGGGAATATCGCCGGGCAGTACTCACATTGCATGAGATCGTTCTCTGCGTATCGTGACTCTCGTGATCCGCAGGAAGGACACTCCTCAGTAACGCACATCTCGCCTACTACGTTTCCTCGCTCGAATATGCGCAGCTGCTTGAAGTGTTCCTTAGCCGTGAAACCGAGTGTAGTCGCGGACCGGACCCGTGACGAAGTTGATCGCAACGCACGGCTGACCATCCTCGCTCAGGATGGCCTGGTAGTCCACAGCCATCAGCTTGTCGCTGTTCCAACCAATCTCATCAGAGATGGCGGTGTGCGCAAGGCCGATCATGTCATAGAAATCAGACACGGTGGCGTAGCCGTTTGTGTTGAGCTTGTGGTTGAGCTGATTCTCGGCTCGACGAATCGTCTCGATATCGCTTCGGAAGTACCGGCCGGTGTACATCTCCATGAAGAGGTGATCACCGCCAGAAACCATGAGCACGTTGCCCTCGGTGGGCGGCGCCTTATCGATCCGGTCCTGTGCGATACCGTTTCGGATCTGGTTCTCTTCCTTTTCACCGAATCGCTCTACGACCTTGTCGCGGTACTCGGTGTACGCCTTCTCCGAGATCGTGCACGCAACAGCAAGGGCTGCCGCACGCTTCGTACTGATGTGGTTGGCCAGCACGATGGCGGTGATGGTGGCTGTGCCTGAGACGACCGGGGGGATGTAGTGCGTCCAGGTCGCCTTCACCTTCTCCTTCGGAGTCAGAGGCGTGAATGGCTCCTTGTTTGCGAGCTGGTTGTCCTCGACCTCGAGGAGCACGCGGTGCGTTTTGAGCGCCGCACGGTGGGTCAGGATTGCAGTGCCGATGACACCGGCCACACCGATTGCGGTCAGAAGAACGGGCGAGTTGTCGATCGCCAGCTTCTCGATTGCCTTGAACCTACTTACCAGGGATGTCATTGCGGAACTCCGTAATCATGTCGAAGAAGTCGTCGTCTGACGGCTTGATGTAGAGATATGTTTGCCCCGAGACGGGACGAGGCTTCGGGGTCAGGCTAAGAACCAGCCAGACAACAAACGCTAGTACAGCGACGATAATGACGCTGTCCAAAAATTGCATGATTGTTAGAGCAAGTGCATCCATCGAGCTCCCTTAAATTGAGGCGAAAAAATAGAGGAGGTGACTGTCCAACTAAAACAGTCCGTTAAGTAGCCTTATCTTTAATGGCTACCACTCCGGGTAGGGTTTTCACCTACACATTAGTGTCTCGGATCCTTTTCAGGACTCCTCTACTATGGGATGTGTATTTTACGCGAACTACTGCGGAGCTGCCGGTACTACAGGAACTGAGAAATACCAACCTACAATCGGACCGACTAGTCCTTGTCGGGTTGTGTGTAGTGGTGACTTCTCAGAGACACCAAGCTTTCGAGCTTCTCTACAGAACGCTTCAACATCTTCGAGTGTTGCGGGGGGCATGAGGTCGATGCTTCCGGCCGCTCGATACTCGTGTGTCATGTTTCCTCCAAAAATAAAAGGGAAAGAAGTTTCACAATTTGTCCGCTTGTCAGGGCTTCCGGGGGTGCTATTGACATAACACAGTGATCTCATCTTACACTCCATAGTAAGGGATATTTCTTCACTATGGGCGATGTAAATATCGCGAACAGAAAGACCTAGAGCCTATGCTTGTGGGCATAGACTCGAGGCCTGATCTGTTGAGGCGGATGGGACTAGTCGTTCGACTCGTCGACCACCACGTCGTCGTCCTCGTTCTCCGAGCGGTTGCGCTTGGCGTTGACGAGGAGGCCGGTCAGGGCACCGGTGGCGACGGGCACGGCGAAGCGGGTGAGGAGCTTGGAGGCTCCACCCTTCGCGCGCACGAGGACGCCGGCGACCTTGGCGACCGTCTCGGTCTCGGCGGGCGGCACGGGGACGCTCGTCGGGGACGGGGGGACGGTGGGGACGGTGGTGGGGGTGACGGAGGTGTCGGTCATGACATTTCCAATCTGTCGGATGAACAGGGTCGTTATAGGGCGTGTTTTTTTCGCGAGTGATCCTATTTACGACTTTCCATATCATCAGCAGCTGCCCGAAGTATAGCCACCGCTTCCGCCTGCGTCACCTTACCGTCTGCGTTTTGAATGGAGTAAAGCGTTACTCCTGGCGATGGCGTTAGTCTTGTGACTACAATTTGAACCGATTCCATGAGACTAGCCCTTTACGTTTGACATGGTGATTGTGACGTAAAGCAACTCGCATGGAGTACCGCTCTTCGTGTAGTCTTGCATGACTTCCAATGCATGTACTTCGTCGTCGAAGAATTCGGCGTCCGTTATGTGGTTCATGAAACCGCGCAGCGAAGCAAACTTCTTATCAGAAATCCTCTGAATAACCATCTGAACCATAATTATCGCTCCTATTTTGGTTGGTATGTATCGTGCCCTCAACGGGATTCGAACCCGCGTAGCCACCTTGAAAGGGTGGAGTCCTAGGCCACTGGACGATGAGGACCAGCCAACATGCAGAATATCATGGGGGACTGCATGTTGGTAAATCTTAGTGACGACTCCCCTTGCGAGTGGGCCCACAGGGACTCGAACCCTGAACCCGCGGATTAAAAGTCCGCTGCTCTGCCAATTGAGCTATAGGCCCTTGCGAAAGACTAAAGCCCGTGTAGGGCTGTAGCCTTGAACTAGATCTGTAGAAGCTAGGTCATGATGCTGACGAGCGCAAAGACGAACAGGATGGTTCCGCCGTACATGAGGATGCACGAGAACCAAGTCCAGAGGACGTACTGAATGAGTCGTGGCATATAAAACTCCTTCGTGAGAGATGGACGTTCACTATAGGATATGTATATGTCGCGATATTTCAGTAAGACCTAGAGCCTATGCTTGTGGGCATAGACTCGGGGTCTTGACGGGACTAGCTGGCGTCGGAGGGGCTGAGGGGCTCCACGGGCTTGAGGGTCGGCTTCGGGTCCAGGCGCTTGCTCATCGCGACGAGGCCACCCCAGAAGAGGACCTGGGTAGCGACTGCGAACACGTTGGAGTAGATCGCGAGCCGGTACTGGTTCTTGCGGTAGTGGATGACGTCGGGACAGGTGTACTGGTACCGGTTGGACTTCTTGAGCTTGTTGAGCATGGGGGCTCTCCAATCAGATGGGTCGGGTCATTATAGTGCGTGTTTTTTACGCGACTTTGACTGAAAACCTCCCCCGGGAATTTTTTAGATTTGCAAAGACTAAAGCCCATGGTGATGGGGGCTCTAGCCTTCGAAGGGTCTACGCGGGCTGGTTGTGGATCTCGATCGGGTTCCGGCCGGGAAGGGTCATGACGGTGATGTCCGGGAGGAAGTCGACGAACACGGGGTACATGCGGACCTGGACTTCGCCGTTCACCGAATTGGTGAGCGGGTCGCCGAGGACCTTGTACATGAGTCCACCGATGTAAAATCGGTCGTCCTCCTGGAGGTCGGCCACCGTGCGGGTGGTCTTCTCGAAGCCGTAGGGTCCGTGCATGGGATCTCCTTGATGGGGTAGGGGGTCTTCACTATAGGAGATGAATATAACGCGAGCAAAGACTAAAGCCCCTGGAGGGGGCCTAGCCTTGGTGAAGGGTGCTAGTTGCGGAAGATGAACATGAAGTCTTCGACTTCTCCGTCGCTGTCGGTGCCTGCGATGACGCTCGTGTGGCCACTCATGGTCGCGGCGAAGCAGGTCAGCGCCTCCAGGAAGCCTCGGTTGAGGTCTGGGGGCGTGATGTCTGGTCCGGAGCTGATCATGTAGATGGACTCGATGAGCTTGGTGCAGGCGTCGGAACGCTTGAATTGCTTGGACATGTCTCTCCTTCTGGGTCGGGGTCCTTCATTAGGGTCCATGTCTTTTGCGCGAGCAAAGACTAAAGCCCCTGGAGGGGGCCTAGCCTTGGTGAAGGACTAGCGCGGGACGACGATGTTGTCGGTCGAGTTGACGTCGTGCCAGGCGTACTTCTTGCCGAAGGCGGCTCGGGTGAGGATCTCCGCGTGGGCGTCGGTGTGCGCGTCCGGGTAGACGTAGAACGTGTTGTTGTTCAGGGTCTCGTCGGCGGGGCGCACACCGTCGTTGGTCTCGGTGATCTCCTCGATGGTGGCTTCGGTGATGAGCTTGGCGAACATGGTCATGACGACTTCTTTCTGTCGGGATGGCGATGGGTCTTTCACTATAGGGCGTGAAAGTTACGCGTCTGTCACGATGTACGATCCCTTGCGACCTTGGACGATGCGGAACTTCTTACCGCTTAAAACCACCTTTGCAAGCTCTTTTTGCCAAGGAGACAGGGGAATTTCCGAAAGGCTTTCTAAGAACTTTATGAACTCATCAAGTTTAGGATCGACGAAGGATGCAGCCATAAAACACTCCTATTTTGAAGACCTAGAGCCTATGCTGGTGGGCATAGACTCGGGGTCTTGACTGATCTACTGCTGCTTGTAGCTGTTGGCGCGGGCGTCGATGACGGTGATCTCGTTCTCGGTCTTCTCCGACTCGAGCTTCGACATGAGCCGGTACCAGACGTACGTGGCACCGCTGAAGGCGGCGGCGATCCCTGCGAAGATGATGGTGGTCTGCAGGGTGACGGCGACGCGCTCGGCGGGCGACGTGGGGGGCTGGTTGAAGGCGCATGTCGTGAGCTCGATGAAGTCTTCTCGAGGCATGATCACGCTGCTGCTGAGGTCCACGGTGGGGCTCCTAACAGTTGTAGTGGTTGGGTCATTATAGGGCTTGTTTTTCTCGCGAATAAGACTTAAAACCCATGAGGGCTTCAGAGGTCTGTGACTACGCGTGCATCGGGTGGATCTAGACGTCGGGCTTGTAGTGCGGGATCATCGAGGTGAGGATGGCCTGGACGCCCTCCTGAGCACTCTCCTGGGTGTGGAAGGTACCCGGAACGGGGTCGAGGTTGACCGTCACGATGAGGGTCACGGACTTGGGGTGCGACAGGTCGAACATGTCTACTCCTGATGTTGTGAGCGGGGTCGTTATAGTCCGTGTAATATCCGCGAAGACGTAAAGCCTATGGGTTACATAGACTTCAGAGGTCTCGGATCTCGGGTCAGTTGTTGCGGAGCTTGTTCTTCTTGTCGAAGTACTCGAGCGCCTTGGTGGCCGCGATGAACACGGTGGCGAAGGCGCCGAGGTTGACGAGGACGGTCTTGAGCTTCATGCGAACTCCTGAGGTTGAGGGCTGGTCATTATAGGGCGTGAATATCTCGCGAAAGACTAGAGCCCTTGTGAGGGGCTCCGGCCTTAGGACTCGGACTTGTACCAGGGTGCCTTGGGATCGGTCAGGTGTTCGAGCCACATGGCCCGGCGGCCTTCCAGCTCACCATCCTTGAAGCCGCGCGTCCACCCTTCCATGCACTCCTTGATCGAGGCCTGGCGGTGCAGGTCGTCGAGCATGGAAAGCTTGTACTGGTAGAACTTGTGGTTGGCAAGAGTGGTGACGAAGATGGCCACCAGAACCTTGAGGGTCGGGTGCATCGGATCTCCTTAGAATTGGTGGAGTCGGGTCATTATAGGCGATGAATATCACGCGACCAAAAATTAGAGGATATGTAATTCAACCGAAAATCAGAGGGCACGCAAACTTGTTTAAGGTTCGCGTGCCCTCCGACTTCGGAAGGGTCTAGCGGGGACTGCTCAGTTCTTCAGCTGCCTGACGAGCTTGATGGCGTAACCACCGAGGACGTTCGCGCGCTCGTACTGCGTGACGAGAGCGAGTCCGGCGAGGTTGGCAACGACGGTCCAGAACGTGTCGGGGCTGACGCGCGTGACAGGAAGGGTCTCCTTCTGCGCGTACAGCGTCGCGAGGTTCTTGACTGCGCTGGTGTACTCGTCGGAATCGGGCTCACATCGTGCAAGCACGGCAAGCACGCGAGTGATCTCGGTGTTAAGCTCCGTCTCTTCAGGGCAAGGCTTCTTGCTGAACATATTTCTCCTAACGTAGAGGGGGGCTTCCTTTATAGGAGATGTAAATATCGCGACCTACTCAGGATTACGCGGAGCAGCCTTGCGTGTCACTTTCTTAGAAACCACCGGAACTGGAGGCTCGACCGGAGCGGGCGGAGCAATTCCTACCACCGGCTTCTTACGCGGAGCCCTCTTACGAGGCGGTGGCTTAGGCGAAGGAGGAGTTTCAACAACCTCAACTGGCGCCACTTCCGGACTGACCTTAAGCAGAACCTCTTCTTGAGTCTCAAGAACCTCTGCTGGATCACCCTTGACGTCTAGCGAATAATTGTTGTCGCCCTTAACCTCAACCTCAGCAATCTTCCCGTCAAACCGAGCATCGCTATTTCGATAGCGAATGTTATCGGATCGAATAATCATACCGAGAACTGTATCCAGTACAGAAATCGTACCGATAACCTCGGTGACCTTGGGAAGGTCCCAAATCTCACCCAACCCGAAATATAAAGCGCTTGCGGCGGGAAGAATGACCAGCGCAATATACTTCAGCACATCGTACACACGATTGCTGAAAAGGGGAGTGTACTCATCATTTGCTACATGAGCCATTAGTAATATGTCCTTCCGCCTCGACGATTAGAAACTTGTTGAGAACTAGCGTGACCTTTAAACTCTCGAGCATCGGTTGCTAGTCCATCATCCCGATGGCGCTGACGCATTGGGATTTCTTTCTTTCCAGCGATGTAATAGAGCCGGAAGCGATAACGCGGAATGCGCAAGATCAAATATACCTGAATAACAAACTTGGCGTCCCAACCCATTCCCTGACCGATAATCAGACTAGGATCATACTCGTTTACTCGCTCGTCAGCGTGCTTGTTCGGTGCAACGCGCCATGTTTCCCGATCCAAATCTGTTCGGAGCGGATATTCCGTAGGAAGCGTGAGTTCTCCACGTGGAATTTGGTTTGGACCGTGACTTTCTTCATAAGCAACCGCGTTTGGACTTACATTCACGTAACCTAAGTCGTGGTACCCAGAGTCAGGTCCAAAATATCCCGGACCATCATCGTTGGCAATCTTACCGCGTGTCCAGTAATGGTATACAGGGTTGTCGCCATACGTAGACCCAGTACCCTTCATATAGGTAGTAAGTCGAACTTTTTCATTCAACTCAAAATAATCCAGGTCATACTCAGCTTCCCAACGATAAGTACTAAGATCATCAAATGTGACCTCAGAATCCGCTGGCATATCTATGATTTCGGCCCAGTCTAGCGGAGCTGTCCATGAAGTATTGGTGGCCCGCCTAATGAAGTCTGCTGCACGGGCTCCAAGCTCGATATTCCAGTAATGTTGAACGGTGGCGTCATCATAATGAATTGAGCCTTGATCTTCAGTACCGAGGTGACCCCAACCACCCTCTGCGAAACTGGACTGAACAAAGACACTAGCGCCGCCATCCTCAAGTTGGCGAGCTTGCTCACTAGTCCCATCGGTAGTCGTAGTGGTTCCATCAAGACCGATATCGTGAACGAACTGACGGTGAACCTGATGCGCCACCAAACCAGTTTCGATATAGCTACCCACAAAACCGACATATCCATCGTAGAACTCCGTGCCGGGCCACATATGTCCCCAGCCGGTGTGCTCGCCAGGAACAATATGCCAGTCGGTATCGACAGCCGTTCCCCAATACTGTCCGACCTTCATTCCAAGCCCAACGATTATCAAACCATCGCGTCGCTCGCCGCTACCCGTAATTCGAAGTAGGTACATCTCTTGGCCAGGAGATGTGGGTACGCTAACTGCACCTGACCCGCTAGCAATCGGTTCGGTTGCTGGGACGTCACCCAGCGGCAATCCGTTCCTTCGCCACACAGTTAATTGAACATCAGAGGGCACCGTGGCGGTGAAGCCACCAGATGCATCACTAACTGGGTCGGTTGTACGAGGATAGCATCGAACAACCCACCACGTGACGCCAGCGGTCTCTAGGGTGTAGCTGTGAATTCTCGTTGGAGGATCGGGATTGGGATACAAATCGGCCGCTACAGCAGCCTTCTCTGGGGTTGTATTAGTAGCGGGTGGAATTGGAGGCGGGGGAGGAGGCTCGCCCACAGCTCGTGTACCACCCGCAGCTTGATCTGCAGAATATAACGTTGTGGGGTCCGGAGGATTAGACGGCGGATCATTGTAGCCCGCGTCGTACCAAATGATGTACAAATCCCAGCCCGCCGGAACCGGAGTGGTGTCGTCGAAGGTGTAGTATCCTTCGGGCTTTGAATCGTCTTGTCCAATACCGGCGAAGATACTTCCGCCAAAACCCTCATAGGAAAGGTCCTCAACGGTGGCCGGATCGGCAACTACAAGATAATACTCTCCAGTACCAGACTCAAGTGGTCCCGAAGGCGGGGTCAGATAAGAGCCACCTGTGTATGGGCCAACATGAACACAGAGCGTACCCCAGTACGCGTTATAGACCCACTCCATTAGAAATCCTCCCGACCATAGCAGTTTGAAAATAAGTTAATATATAGAAGATCCGGCAGGGGCAGGGCCGAAATCCCACTAGGTTCCAAAGGGAGCATTCCGCAATAGTCCTGCTATTTTGGTAGAAGCTTCGCAGAATTCAGCAATAAACAGATATGGAGCCGACTTAGATTCCCATGGCCAAGTTGCGCCATCAAGCATCTTTCCTGTTATAGGATCGGTCTTTGTTTCCTGTCCTGGCCAATAACCAGCCGCTTGGCCGGTAGTTCCAAAGGCCTGGATTAAACCCGCCGCTTCTAGCTGAGGAGCCTTCTTCGACCAAATGTCATCTGCTGTAAGAGGATTTCCAACCACGGAAGCAAGCCAGTTGGCGGTGACTGGTTTATTGAAAACTGCCACACAGAATCGCTTTCCTCCGGGCAAACTTCCATCTGCAAGAAATGCAGTATTAATAACTGAAGAACTCAAAGTTGTAGCGCAAACATACATTGTTTTATTGATCGTGCCCAATTCACCAGCAGGGATTGGGAAGGTGGTCCACAATCCTCCCTGCAAGTTATGCACGGGGATTTTACCGCCACCGGCTTCGGAATCCCATGGAATAATTCGGTCCTGATGCACCTTGGACGAACGACTATTCTGATTGGTACGTCGAGCCGGATCAATCGTGCTCTTGTTGCGCTTCATAAGAGCAGATAGCGTAGTCATATCGTGGGCCAAATATGACAACTGAGCTGTGACACTACCACCCGGTGTAACGGAGACCTGACTCATGTGCAACAGCAACCCATCCACGCCCTCAGCAAGTTGCATCAGAGGAGGATGAAAATACTTCACAAAGAGATTTTGTCCGGCTCGCATTTCCCAACGAGATCCTTCCTCAGGATCCATGTTGATCGTCGCTGAACCAACCCACTGAGGATCATACTCTCGGGCAGGCTGAATCTCTCGGTTAGCAAACGCTCTACCTTGAGCCTTACTGACCTCTCCGTACTCAATAAGTCGACCAATCGCAAGTCGACTCCGATCGTAGGCAGGGTTAGGACCGATTATAGAACCATCAACTCTATAGAGGAACTCCATGTTATCGGTAACCGCCGCGATTGGAGCGATATGAGCACCTTTAAGACTGACGTGATTTCCGCCAACACCAAATAACGCATTCCAAGTTTGAGCTCCAACCACACCGTCAACCTGAATGCCCGCTCGACGCTGAGCATCCTTTACCTCATCCACATCTCGAGGGTCGTAGGTATCGCCCGAGTACATCGTGTAACCCCGAGTTCGCATCTCATCAGCGAACTCATCGAACCCGGTAGAACCATCGCCCGCCGTGAATGTAGAACCAGCAGCTTGAGGATATGCAGGAGCCTCTTCGATTCGAATTCCTGGATATTTAGCATTGAACCAGGAGTCGCCCTCGGGACCGGTTCCACTACCCCAAATCATACTGACAATATTTTGAGTGTCGTTAGTGATGTCGAGCTCTAAGCCCGGATGACCCATCGCCATAGTCCAGTGATGGGTGTCTCGATCCTTAAGCTTAATGACGGGCTTGCGGCCCTCTTCATTAGTAATCGTCCACTGGTTGTGAATATCGGCTGTCCACGCGGTGCTAAGAATATCTTGCACGCCTTGGGTAAGACGACCGCCGCCCGAGCCACGAATATCGGTAATAATCCCCGTTACCGGGCGGTTACATAAACCAAAGTGACGCGAAACGGTACCGTCCATAATATCGGCAATTGCTGTACCAATATCCCGCTTCTTCTTATAAAGCTCTTGAATATAAGGCGTGTGATCTGCTTGATATAGAACGCCAAGAATATCGTAGCTTACTCCGACACCTTGTCCCGAGTACTTATGCGCTACAAGAATACCCTCGAAGAGAACCTTAGTGCTGCCGTCGGGTCGAACTAACTGGACAGTGACGTCTGATCCAGGTCGTGTCCAAGTAAGGTCGTTGTGGGCCGGTCGCTCCCACCAGGATATCTGAGAGAAGAAAATAGATGCCGCAGCATCTCCATTGGGCTCGTTACTCGACCAAGGCCCCATTTCAGCAGGCACCCCTCTGAAATATGTAACATCTATACCGTCGATAATAATTTGAATTACACCCCAGTCCGCACTAATTATATTAGTGGGGGCCCAGTCAATCGGCTGCTTAAATCGTCCAAATTTTGTAGGCCTATCAAAAATCAAAGACTCTCTACGGAGGGGTTGCGTATTAATAGCCCATGTTTGTGTGGAGTTTTCAGTTATAATTGGTCCAGCCAATTTATTAGAACCGACCGGATAAGGTACTCCGTATAGGTCAGTTACCAACAAAGTTCCCACTGGATATGGAGCATTTGTGGTGGGATCAATTTGAGAACCATCAGCCATAAAGACTATTTGAGGAATCCCATACACATCATTTACTAAGAGGGTACCTACTGGATATGGTTCATCCGTGTGCGGGTTAAGTTGAGAACCATCAGCCAAATAGGGTATCTGCGAAATCCTGGGAATACCATTTTCATCATTAATTAGAAGGGTGCCCACCGGATATGCAACATTGGTATAAGGGTTGATCTGAGACCCATCAGCTTCATAAGCTAATGGCGAAATACCCGTATCTACAGAGGTAACTAATGATCCTTCATACGCATATGTAACTTCAATAAGTTCCACTATAGAACCTCTCTAAACTTTACCGAACGTTGTGATGGGCATAGTAAATATTATTCAGAAGGAGGGTCTTCACTTTTTAGATATGAAGACCCTCCTTCTGAATTACTTAAACGCTCGTCTTGACTTTTGCATTCGGTAAAGACTTAGCGCCGTAGTAACCAAGATCCTGAGCAACCCTGGTCGTCTTGACTCGTCGTCGCTCTGCGGAGCTAACTCGAGCAATCTCCGAACCGTTCCGAATTGCCTTAACGCTGACAAGACCCGTGCCGATAGGCAGCAGCGGAACTTTTACAACCTGCCGACCCGAACCAATTCCAGTTCGAGTTACTGTTCGACCACCAATATCAAAGATGACCGTATTATCTGCCGCTTTGAAGAAACAAACAACACTAACGGTGTTTTGATCAGTCATACCATCAGAACGCTTCTTCATAAAAGCTGTCTGCGGACCAGTATAATTCATCGTTGTCGAAGTGTCACTATCCGTAGGCTGAACTCGATGCGTCAGATAGATAGCATCCTTGTTAATCTTAGGATAGCTTCCGGTCTTCCAACGAATAGCATACCACAGAGACAAATCTAGGAAGACCCAACCATGAGCATACGTTGGGGCAATATATGCACCTTCAGCATAGTCATTCCAGGTCGGAACCTGAACCATCTGTGCGGGAATGTACTTGGTACTTCCAGGAACTCCGATTGCCGTCTTCCATGATTCATGAAGCGTCTCGGCATGGTCGCTCTCGAAATAATTCTTCTGGTTTGGACGGAAGTCCTGGAAAGCAACCGGACACATAAATTCATTTCCGGGATAGTCTCGCTTGATGACCTGATGCATGAGGCGGTTCCGAGAGTTCTCACCTCGACATTGCGCAGGAGATCGATCTCCCCATTGAGAAATACCACTAGTGATACCCCTGAACATTGGCTGCTGGGCTGCAGCAGTCCATGTGTTTTGATAGCAAGGGAGGAAATAAGTGCTATATCCGCCAGACTTAATTGTGGAGATGACACTCTTCCAGAAATTAAGGGGGACCGTACCCGTACCTGTTTTATCCGGAGCCTTTTCAGGATAGTATGGCGATAATACTAATTTACCATTCCTAAAGTAATGCACACCAGGATAGTTTTTCTGAAGGTACAGAATCGCCTTAGCCAAGTTGGTTGCGTTTAAGGTAGCCTGCGTTGTTCCATCAGGCATAGGAACCAGATAAAACGATCCCGGTCCATCCTGCCTGTTGACCTCAGCACACGCCTCATAAAGCTCGATAATCTGCCGCCATCGATGTGGTGCTCCACCATCAGACGATTTGATGCTGAGGTCATACTCTTTAGCAGTCTTAGGAACGTCGAGCCAGTCGGGGGTAAATCCATCAATACCAGCTGCCTGTGCCTGACGAATTTCAGTGATCTTATCCTGCACTCGGAAATCTAGCATCTTACCGGGCTTTGTGGGCGACTCGACCTTAGGTCGCTTCGGACGCATGAATTCGGGACGATCCCGAACCTCGCCGCCGTAAGCAGCATACGAACCATAAGATGGAGGATTCCACCGATGCCACTGGTTTGCTGTAGAGTACGGCGAACCGTCAGCATAAAGCCTAGTATCTACGTCTGGAGCTGTGGGGCTATCCTGATTTGAGGTGAACGCAACTGGGAACGTGAAGAAGTAATGCGCCCAATACTTCTTTGTGGAAGACCGCATAATGGATGTGACCGGAACATCGAATGGAAGGTCCGGTCGATCCACCCAGTTACCCGTCACGATCGGGTCGCCAGGCTCATCGACAGGCTCGTCGCTCGGCGGGGGCTCTTCGTCTGGCGGAGGTGGTGTGTACACATGAAGTTCTTGCTCTCGATAAACATGATAGCCGTCCGCTCCAGGAATTGATGGATAGGCTAAAGTGGTCGTATTCTCAGTTGTTAATGTAATTTCAGCAACTGGAGAGGGTGCTGTTGCTTGTAGTTTATCACCTCTCCACGCTGCATAACAATAACGATACTTACCGGGAAGTAAATGACCGCTAGCGGTATTAGATTTAGCTAGTACAGGGGCCGTGTCTGGATTAGGTAAAGGTTCAAGAGCAACAGGCTGGGTTGGCGGTGGAAATATAGGACTCATAATTCCAGAAAACTCAAATGGAATATGAATTAAGCCGTTTTCACCAGAATACACATCAAAGTCAATGACATTGGTGTGTACAACATTTACTGAACCAACCTCTACTGGCGACAAACCGGTAACAACGGTGTCTGTAGTAGATACAGATGAAGATGATGATACATTAACCGGTGAGGAACTCATCTATGCTACTCCTCAAACACCCGAGTATGGCCCAACGCCAATACTCAGAGCGAAGACCGACTGTCCCGTGGGATTTTGAACAGTAGAAAGGTCGTTGCCACGCTTAAACACCCCACCCGTTAAGGTATCCCAAGCACCCCAGTGCGTGTACGTACCCGCAGCAACATCAAACACCGCCTGGCTAGACCAAGCCACACCTACTGTAGCCGGTTGAAGCGTCTCACCAAGTGGTCCTGCGGTGCCTGCTGCATTAAATGTAACCGGCTTCCGTGCATAAGGAGGATCGCCTCCCGTTGCTTCGGCTGTTCCGGTAAGCTCTGTACTTGCTGTGTGCACAGACAAATACTTAATTTGTTCCGCAGCACGGTCAGCGTCAGCATTTCGCTCAGCGTCTGTAATTAATGTAGGCATAAAATTCCTTAAATAGGTAGTCTAAGCGCAACAGACCCAGCCGGTAGCCGAGCCGTCAATCCTGCGGAGATGATATACGGGACGATAGCCCCATACCCTAAGAACATCCCCTCCGTCAACGAATCGTGGAGAGTGTAGCCCTTAATATTTCCCCAATCTGTTACAGCTTGAGGAAAAACAATATCCAATCCCGTAACCATAGTACGGGATCCCACACCGACTGATTTCCAAGAAATGCTTTCGGCAAGCACTTCAACTCGCTCGTATTCAGTCGGTGTGGGATCCACCAAACCAGTCCCATTTTGATCAGAAGGAAGCTCAAGAGTTAGACCAAAGAAATAACTCTTGGGAACTTTGGTAACGTCGCAAGTTAAGATAGCTTCAACAATAATATCGGCAAAGGCATCACTAACATATCCACCAGCCATATTAAAACCCACTAATTCTGTTATGAGGGACTGTGAAATGAACGATTTGTGTGTGGATCTGTAAAAACTTTACGTGAAGAACACCGCCTTCTCCGAGGGTCCAGTCAGCTTTTTCACACTGCCAAACGCCACCTAGTCCATCGAACTTCCAAGTTAACATATATCGGAACTGTTCCATCGCATCGATTACTAACTGAAGCTCCGCTTGCAGCGTTTCCTCAGTAGCAATCACGTGAACTGAAATGTTTCCAGTTCGACTACCCTCAATGATGCTTGATGGATACCGACCCTTAACTTGTGGGCTTTCGTGGGTTTTTCGAGACTGAGTAGTCTGTCCCGCATTAAATGTTCCATCTGGAAGATAGAAACGCTTCTCTTCAGAAAGCTGAAGATCTCCGAGACCCAATTCAGTTCTCGATACCAAAACTGATCGACTCATTAGATACTCTCCAATTGTGCAGAATCTCCACCCTCAGCCAAGCTCAGCATTCTGTTAGTAGCTCTCGCTCGCTGCAGAAGGCTGTCGCCGTCCTGAACCGTGCCGATGTGGAACTCGACCGGACGAGGCGGAACAGGATCGATATCGCGCTTGGAAACCTTGGACGAAAGGGTTGCAACCAATGCCCGAAGGTCGTTCCTTTCTTGCATGGACACGTTTGCAACGCTGGCTCGAGTGCGATTGTAGTCGTCAGAAACGTCAGTAGCCTTGGTAACTGTCGCCGTGGCGTTGACCCTCATCGAACCGGTACCCATCATTCCATCAATAGCCGCAGAGCCCTTCTTGACGTCCGTCAAGTCAAGTACTGGCGTGATGGTCGGATTAACGTTCATGGTATCCGCATTGATATTTGCGAGCGACATAAGACTCTCCTTCATCGCACGCGTTGCCGCATTGCCAACGTTGGTCGCAGATCCTTCAACCATATTTGCGTTCTTGTCAAGGCCCTGTGCAAGACCCTTAACAGAATACATACCGATCTCTGCGAACACCGTAGAAGGAGACTTGATGCCAAGAACCTTCTGCACCCAACCAGGAAGCTTCTCGGCCAGCTTCAGCGCGGCTTCCTTAGCGAGGTGAACAGCACCCTTAATACCATTGGCCAGACCCTGAACGATGTTCTTACCCAGACCAGCAAAGAGTGTTGATGGCGAATTGATACCGAAGAACTCCTTGAAGCGCTTTACGATCCCTCTACCGAGATCGCCAATAGCCTTCTGGACAGTTCCCCAAAGAGAACTCAGACCACTAGCCAAACCCTCAATCAGGGCTAGAGCCAAGTCATGGCCAGATTCGCCAATCCGCTCTCTGTCACCTCGAACGGCTGCTGCCAGTCCATCCATAAAGGAGACAATGAAGTCGATACCAGCTTGGATGATCGTTGGCAGTCGTTCCCGAATTGCAGTGATGAAGTTCACGACAATGTCGATAACAACGTTTGTGATCTCGCCGATGCGACTTCTAATCGCCTTCAGAATACCGATGATCATGTCTAAGCCATGACCCGCAATAGCTGGAACTCGTCGAGCAATCTCAGCTGCAAACGTCTCAATAATATGCCCGGCGGCTTCGATCAGCTTAGGCGCGGAGTCACGAATAACCTTAACGAATGTGACAAACGCATAACCTGCCTGCTGTGCAAGCAACGGTAGCAGAGCCAGAAGCGATGCAACACCTGCTGTAATTACAGCAAAGCCAGCTGCACCAATAAGTAGAAGTCCAGCTAAGGCCTTGACGAAGATATAGAATCCAGTTGCGGCCAGAACAATTGCGCCACCCACGATCAACAGCGAGGTTGCAAAGAGACCCAACACCACAATGACGGGAGTGAGGGCGTACATACCGACCACAAAGATTGCCATGATGGCTGCGATACCAAGAAGTCCCTTGCCGAGAACGTCCAGCGGAAGAGCACCCAGTAGTGCCAGAACGGGAACAAGAACCATAAGCGCCTGCGCCATGATCATCAGGGCGGCTGCTCCAAGAATTGAACCCGTCATCGCCTTCGATGCCACCGCCATAATAAGCATCATTCCCGCAATCGCCAGAAGACCCTGAACAAGATTGTCAATGGGTAGAGTTCCCAAGAGCGCAAGCGCAGGAACCAGAAGAACCAGAGCGTTAGCAATGATAAGAATACCCAAAGCACTTGCAGCAGCGGTCTTGGGGAACACCTTCAGTGAAAGACCGAGCACAACCATTACTGCAGCCATGCCAGCAAGACCCTGAATCATCGTCTCGAATGGGATCTTCGAGTAGAGAACGATCACTCCGGCTAGAAGCGTGAGTGCGCCAGCCATGATAACCATGGCAACGGATGCGCCAACAATTCCAGGAGCGAACGTTGCTAAGTATGCAAAGCCAGCCATGGCGGCCAGAAGCGATGCGACAGCAATTCCACCCTGAATAAGAACTTCTCGATCAAGCTCACCGAGTCGCTTCAAAGCCGACGAAAGAATAAGAATGGCGGTAGCGACCGCAATCATGGAAAGGCCGATAGCGCCCAGCTTAGAGGTATCAATCTTAGACAGAGTGAACATCATAGCGGCCATTTGAGCGAACAAAGCGGCTAGTGTAATAAGTGCTTGCTTCAGTGCTCCTGGATCAATCTTAGCCAGAAGGAACAAGGCACCAATTAGAACACCAACCGCAATGGCAATCTGCAGAACCGTGCTTGCTACAACCGCACCCGTAAGTGACTTAAGGCTTGATTGAAGCGCACCAAAGGTTCCACCGATGTTGTCAGCCATGTCCTTGAATGAGCCAAGGGTGCCATTCATGTTACCAATAAAGCGCTTGAAAGCCACGTACAGCAGCACAAGAACACCCGAGTTGATTGCACCAATCAGCTCTTGGTTGTCCATCGTACCGATGTAGTCACCGATTTTGTCAGTTATATTCGTGAAGAACTGGCCCACCTCTGAAAGGAACGGGCCAATAAGATTTCCAAGACCAGTGAACATACCACTAATGCCCGACCAGATTGCACCAGCAATAGTCATCATCTTTGATAAAGCAGAAACTCCCCCGGAGGCTGTTGCGCCTGCAGCGGAATTAACCTTACCTAGATTGTCTGAAATATTCAAACTCTCGCGGAACTCGGTAATCTTTTCAACGACCGACGTTAGAACGCTCTTAAACTTCTCAAAGCCACTACCACCGATATCGCTGAAGAAACCGGCAGCGTTTAGAGAAGCAGCGCTCAACCCTGTAACAAGACCGACGACGATGCCAGTGACCCTGGTAGCGAAGTCCCTGAAGAACTGTACAACTTCGCCCAGGCCAGCAACGATACCCGCGCCCACTCGGTTTCCACCGTCAGCAAGCTCTTTAGCCTTGTTCTGCAGGTAGGTGGCAAAGCTGTCAAAGGCGTCGCCAATCCCAGCGAAGAACTCCTGCACCCTGTCTTTGATAATGTCAAGCGAAGAACCAAAGAAGGTGAAGGAGAGCTTAATGCTGTTTAAGAACTGGTCGACACCAATGTCACCTCGGAACAACAATGAAAACGCTTGACCAAGATTAATCACAAGACCCATAAGAGGCTTAAACGGCTTGGTCAATGCGCTAATGAACGTTCCGCCAGCCTTCGTGGCGACACCACCAACAACGCTACCAATCGAAGCGAAGAAGGAAGCGATCTTATCGCCAATGGCAGCAAAGGAATCGCCGAATGTGCCAAACGAATCCCTGATCTTACCGAAGAATTCATCGAAGCCGATGTTGCCAGAGAAGAGGGCCGAGATTGCCTGAGCCAAATCTACAACAAGATTAATGAGCGGCTTGATCAGAGTTAGCGGCGAAACAAGAACGTCGAAGAACTTCCCGATCGGATCCTTGTACGTGAGGATCCTAGAGAGACCGTAAAGGAAGTCACCAATGATGGCCGTAAAGGCAAGGAATCCGCCACCCGCACTTTGGCTTGTGGAGAAAAGACTAAATATGGCTGAGGTAACGCCCTTGAAGACCTGCATAACGATGCCAACAACAGCAAAGATTCCTCGGAAAGTCCTCCGGAGGTTTTCCATGTTTTCCTCGCCCAGAACTAAGCCCTGAGCGAAGGTATGGAATTGCTTGGAAAGCTCGGCAAGTCGCTGCCCAGTTGTTGCCGGAAAAATATCCCGAAACGCCTCAATGACCGGCCTAACAACAGACAGCAAGGCCCGCCAAGACCAAGCAAAACCTCGAAGAATATCATCCCGTCCGCCAGCTTCAGCCCATGCGGCGAGCATCTTGTTGCGCGAGTCTGCAGCGCCACCAATAATGCCACCGATAGTCTTGCTGATATTTGTGAAGACCTTAGGGGCAGTGTTGAAGTCACCAATAATGAGTTCCCAGGTCTCTGCCCAACCAGACTCGGCGCCCTCCTTGAGAGTGCTCATAAGCTGAGAGGCAGTCTTAACCTTGGTTGCCGCGTCACTAGCCATTGCGGCTTGATCCATGATGGCCTTAGCCTGGGCCGAACTAAAGCCCTGCGCCACGAGCTGAGCCTCGGTCATGTCACCGGTAAAGTTCTGAAGTGCGGTGGTAAGAACGTCAGACGTAAGCCAAGAAGGACCATTCTCAGCCGAGATAGAGTCTCGGAAAGACTGACCGTTGATCTTAACGTTCTTCATGGGACCATCAAGCGCAAGCGCGCTCGATTCCATCTTTCCCATGGCCACAGCAGTCTCGGCAAGAGCTCGCTGGAAAACCGAACCACCCATACCGGCATTGACTACCGAGTTCCAGTCCATAAGACTGACTTTACCAGACGAGATCGCCTGCGAAAGCTGATACATAGCTCCGGAGGCTTGCTCCGAGCTTGAACCAGAAAGAGCCGCAAGGTTGGCAATACCCTTAATTGAACCCGTAGCCGTCTCGAGATCGACACCCGCTGCGGTGAACGTACCAATGTTCTTGGCCATCTCACCGAAGTTATAGATGGTCTGATCGGAGTAATGGTTCAAGTCGGTAAGAGCAGCGGAGACCTCTTCAAGGGTCGTTCCGGCAGCCGCCGTGTTTGCAAGAACCGTCTGAATAGAGCCGATCTTCTTCTCGTACTCGCCCAGACCACCAGAGATCGGCGCAATGGTAAGAGACTTGGTCATCTCCAAGCCTGCGTTTACAGCCTTGTTTGAAATATTTGAAATGGCTGTTACACCGGCTACCTGTAACGTTGAAAATTTCGTAACCAAAGCATCGACGCCTTGACTAAGTGGCTGCAGGCTATTTGCGTTGGTCTTAATATTGATTGAACTAAGCTTACTGGCTGACGCAGAAATATTACTAATGCCAGCCTTGAGAAGTTCAAGCGACCTTAGCGCGCCCTCTGTACCTTTCTTGAACGCGGCATTGTCGAATACCGCCTTTACAACATGATTGTCAACATTAGCCATTGTTCACCTCCCTCCTGATCTCAGCAGACATTCGATCAAATATCGGTCGAAGAGCCGGGTTAATATAGTCTTGACCTGCGACATATCCGCCTGTTCCCGTGGTATAGCCGTACTGTATCATAGCGGCTACGGGAAATCCGGACTCCACGTTGGTGTTTACCCAGGTAAGCGAAAGGCCTTTTTGTGTCGTCATAATTTTGTAATCCCAAGAACCGGCAGTTAGACCTGTCCTTCGAGGAGTAGCATTAGTAAGGGCGACTACGCCCTGCTGACCGTACTTCTCTAGGATTCGTCGAACATTAGAAGTGTGGTTCCTCTTAAGGAATGCTTCCGTCTTGAGGAAGGAACCCTTCGATTCAATTCTAATCACGACTACTCCCGATTATCCCTTAGTGCCGTATTTGGCCAACCTCTGCTCGTTAAGCTGCCGTTGTTGCATAGCGGCTTCTCTTCGACCCATCTTCTTAGGCGGAGCGTTCTTCTTGCTGCACACCTTAACAAGTGTCAGAAGACGATTCAGGTGCCAGTGTTGACACTCAAAAGGGATTTGTAAAGCAACCATCCAATAGTAGATAAGCTCGGCGGTGACTGCTTCACCAGTTCTAGATGGTCTTTTGTCTTCCGTAAACCACGTTGCCGTCATCTTTGCGTTTAAATGCTTATTGATGTCAGCATAATTTGCTTTTGAGAGCTTCTGGTAAACCTCCGGAGGAACATTGGGGGTCAAGGTCATGTCCTTGATGTACCCCAAGATTTCGTCGAAGGATTTCTCACTGGACCCAAGGAAGGGTTTCTCCCAGAAAGACTCCCATTTTGAGAGGGAGACCAGAGAGTGCTCAAGCTGTAATTCAAATTCTTCCGAGTTGATGAATTCCCGAGTCTTCTCGTTGTAAGACTCTTCACCAATCGGTACCATAATCGTGAGCACTCTCTGGCCTCCTTTATCTCAAGATTTAACTACTGTGAACTACGGCGTCGCCGGAGCGCCACCGAACATGCCGATGACCTCGTCCGGGAGCGGAAGGTGTGCACCGTCGCCCCAGAGAGCAGCCTCCAGCGTAGCCAGGGCGCCAGCGGCAACCTTGGTGCTGTCGACCGTGATCAGCGAGGTCGGCTTCAGACCCGCAACGGCCACCGGAGTGGTCGTCAGCTCCCAGCTGAAGGCAAGAGCCTCCGGGCTGTCGTTGATCGTGGCATAACCACGCTCAGAAGGAGCCGCCTGGCAACCGTAAACCAGGTGGAGCTTGTACCCGAGGTCCGTACCCAGCAGGTCGTTACCAACGCGAGTCCGGTACGAAAGACCGAAGACACGTCGGTTCTGCTGACCGATGGTCACGCCGGTGCCAACGACAACAGCACCATCGAACTGCGCGAACTCAGCGGGGTACGTGAACGCCTCAACCGTAGCGCCGAACTCCTCAGCGGAGATCAGGTTGAGGTACTTGATGTTGTCGGCGTACTGAGGGTTGGACTCAGCACCCGACGGGGTCTCGGTAACGGCCGTGAGACCGTTCCAAGCGACACCGGTGCTGTAAACACCCGCGTCCGTCGGAATGTAGAGGACACCACGGTCGACACCGGTCTCGAAGAACCGCTCACCGACCTTGTCCCACTCAAGAGCTGGCATGTTACTTCCCTTCAGAAGTATAAGCTAAAGACGTAATGGTTGAGATTGTTCACCACGAACGACCTGTCATGTGTACACATGGACAACTCAGCAACCCGATCCGGAATGGTGGTATCAGGATCCTCGTCGATAACCGTTACCTGATAACGCTTGGTAAACCGATAGGGTTTATTATTAGCGTGCCCGGTATCTGTGGAATCCCTATTGTATACAATACAGGGGTATACCATTTCCGTACTGTTGGGCGGCTCGAAATATACAGCCTCACTTCCAAGCAGAAGCTCAAGGAGTGCTTGGAGTTGGAGCCTTAGGCCCATTGTATACACCTCCTAGCCGGAGAAGGAGGCGGGGACTCTGTACGGTAACGTCATCGACTTCCCACAGAGTCCCCGCCCATTCAACATAGCGAATGGCAAAGAAGTGTTTATGAGCGTAAGCGTCCGCGACAATGCTAATGGAGTTACCGACGGTCAAGTCATCGTTGATTGTACTACCATCACGAAGACCGCGTGAGTTGCGAACTACATCTCCGTAATACACTTGCTCGGAGATGACATCCTTCCACACGCCCGGCGCTTTCTCCACCGACATGCCGTAGCCAACCCTGCCGTAGAACTTTGCCATGAGCTATCCTGCCTACTAGGCGACGTACGCGTACGTCCAGTCGTTGTCCGTGTTGTGGGCGAACGAGTAACCGGCCGACGGACGAGCCTCGATGTCCGTGGTGCGGGTGATGACGAGCGGACCGGCAGGAACAACAACCTCGTTGCCCGCGTCGGTGACGTCGTAGTACACGACGCCGGTGACGGACGGGATCGTGATGGTGTCCGTGGCCTCGTTGTAGGCGGGAGCGGTCGCGACAACAGTCGTACCAGAGGTACGCTTGATGACGACAGCAGCCTTGAACTTGGTCAGGGCACCCGAGACACGCGTCTCGATGAGGTACTTCTGCTGGTTGTAGTCGATGTCGAAGTCCTCGAACATCGAGATGGCGCCGCCACGGTCCGCACCCAGGGTGTAGTCCGCGAGGTTGACCATGATGCCGAGGACGTCCGGAGCGCGCTCCATGGTCTCGACAACCACGATACGCGCAACGCGCATCGCCGCAGCCAGCTCCTCCTCCGTCTTGTACAGACGACGGTCCATCTTGTCCTTGACCAGGATCATGTCCGTGAGGATGTCATCCGTGGTGTAGAACGTGGGCTGACCCGTGCCCTTGTAGTGCTTACGAGCCCGCAGAACGGACTCGACCAGCGCGTCGGCCGTGGTGTTCGACGGCAGAGTAACCGGGTGGGCGTAGACCTCGTTGTCGTACGCGATCGGACGAAGCTTCTCCTCGTCGATCTTGTCGAGGTCGTCGGGCTCGCGGCTGTCACCGATGAGCAGAGCGGTGGCCAGCTCCTCCTCGAGCATGACGCGCATCTCGGCCTTGAGCCAAGCAACGACGTCCAGCTCGGTGATGTCCACGATGTCATCGCGGTCGAGCTTCTGCTTCTTGTAGATCGTGGTCGGGGTCGTAACGCGACGGAGGAGCTTGATGATCTCCTCCTTCTTCAGGTTACCACGAACGTAACCACGCGCACGAGCCTCGTCGGCCGTGATGTCCGCGCCAATGCTCTTGATGCGCGAGAACGGGGACTTCTTGACCGCGTCCATGACCTGCGCGACCCACTCGGTGCGACGCTGCAGGACGTTCATCCCACCCGTCAGCTGGGCGTCCGGGAACAGCAGCTCGATGTTCTCGATGCCGTGCGAGAGCGCGTAGCTCTCAATTGCCGACTTGAAGGAGCCGAGCTCCTTGGCGTTGTCGACGATCTCCTTGACGTCCGAGTGTGAAAGCACGATGCCCTCGGAGGCCTTGCTCTTGCCCTGGTCGAAAACGTTACCCATGTTGTCCGTACCTTCCTGGTGGCTGAGGTTACCCTCGTCAGTGTTGTCTGCTGTGTTGGTGTCACTGTCGGTGTTGCTGTGCTCAACATCGGCGGCCTCGAGGGCTGCCCCAACCATCATGTGAACGACGGCCTGCTGCTCTTCGGTCATCGAGTCGTAGATGTCCTGGACAGTCTTCTCCTCATCATCGTCAGACTCGGCGTGCGCGACGTCGGGCGTACCGACCTCAGCCTCAACCTCATCCAGCTCAGCCTCGAGCTGGTCAAGGTCGCCCTCGTCATCGTCGTCATCGTTGTTCTCGTCGGAGTTCTCGCTGTCGTCACCCTCATCAGAGTGCTGAAGCTCAGCATCCGTGAAGATAATAGCAGCGTCCTCGAGAACCTCGATGTCATCCGGGTCGCTGCTGTGAGCGATCCGGACCTGGTCAATCAGTGCACCAGGATTGGCACCAGACAGAACAAGACTGACCTCACGGATCACACCGTGAATGACATTCTTGCTACCCTGAACCAGGGTCTCCTTGAGCTGGTTGGCGTAAATCGAAAGGTTCTTGATGTCGCCGTGCTGCACCAGAAGAGCAGAGTTCTGGCCCTGCGTGGTCCCATTGAAGAAACCGTAGGCGTACATCCCATCAGAGCGAGCCTCAAGAATTGCGTGGCCCAGAATGTTATCCGGCTTGTCGTGACCATGCTGCCAAACAAGCGGGACGGTCATGCCGTCCATGTGCTTGAATGCCTCGGCAGTGATGGTCCGACCGTCGGAGCACTTGAGGCCAGCCTTTGTGGCGTAACCGCTGAAATCAGCTTCCATTTTGGCTGTTCCTTCCTACTTGTTGGTGATAACCCATGCTCCGACGGAGCGGGACGTATTCGTCATGACTTAGTCCGACTAAGCTTGGCGCCCGCGAAGGGGTTCTTGGGCTTTCCAAGCTTGATGTCACCAAGAGGCTTGGACTTAGACCGACTGAGCTTGGCATTGCCGAAGCCACTCTTAAGGCGCTTTTCGAGAGCATCAAGCTTCCTCTCGACAAGACCTCGCTTCTTCGGGTCCTTGACCTTGCGTGCCTTTGCGCGGGCCTGATCGATCCTGCGCTGCTGCATAGCAAGACGCTCTTTACGAGCAGCCTTAGCCAGGGCTCGATCCCTGTTCAGCTGCCCGGCAGCCTTATTGACCTTTGCGCTGTACTCCTTATCGGTCTCCCAGGCCTTGTCAGCAAGCTGCTTGACCTTCTTGACCGCACGACCCTTCAGCTTCCGAGTACGAAGGTAGTACTCGCGAGCCTTAACAGGGTCGTAGTCATGCTGTAGGAAATCGTCGATGAACTCTCCGACGTCTGTCATCTGCGCAGACCCCTTTCGGTCGCGAGTAGGTATTTCGGCATTAAGACCCAGCCTTCATCTTAAGTCGCGTCTTTGTCTTGTTGAGACGTTCCTGCATGTCATCAACCTTGTCCAAGTACGCGTTCCTAGCGGCTTCATTCTTGAAATTTTTTGCGCCAGCACGAAGCTTATTGATGGCGGCTTGAGTCTTATTTACCGCTGCACGAGCATCGGAACTTTCCTTAGCGGTCGGCTTCCGAGTTGTAATAGCCTTCGCCTTCGCTGCGTTGGTTCGACGCTGAAGGTCATCAAGCTGAGCCAACCGAGCCTTTTGCTTGGCAGGATCCTTAATGTTCTTAAGCACACTGGCTCGAACAGAGTCAATGCCCTTTTGCACATTACTGAATCGCTCGGAGCGATCTAAACCGCGCCCCTTGCCCTTGGTATCGGAATCCCATCCGTCACCATCATAGGTGCTGCCGTCCTCATACACGGCGCGCCCACCGTTAGCTCCATCGAAGTCAACCAGCTTTGCGCCGGTACGCGACTTCATAGGAACTTCGTCCTCTTCAACTCGCTTACGCTTACGTCCCTTAAGCTTTCGAGTACGAAGGTAGTACTCGCGAGCCTTAACCGGGTCGTACTCGTGCTGAAGAACGTCTGTTAGAAACTCGTCTACCGTTCTCATTGCTCCAACTCCAATTCCAGGCCTTCCAGTTCAAGTTCAAGACTTTCGAGCTCAGGATCAGGAGCGGGCTCAGGAGCAGGTGCAGCTTCAATGGCAGCAGTAGGAACAACCTCGCCCTCGACAACCTCAGCAGTAGCCCCACCAACACCAGTCATACTCACCGGCATGTTGGCGTTGATCAGCTGATCGGCCTTTGGCTCCGACGACGGCTTGAAGCCGAGCAGTCCACGAATCTCGTTAGAGGAAAGAACCTCGTTACGAGCAAGCTTATCCGCAATCTCAGCCAGATTACCAACCGGCACCAGCTTGAATGGATCACGGAAATATAGAATAGACTGCTTCTGAGAACGAGCGGTCTTTGTCAGGAAGGATCGACGCATACCCTCAACAATCGCCCGAACAATCGGCTCGACTGTACGGTTGTAATAGTTGAGCATGACCTCTTCGGTGGCCTTACCATCAATAAGGTCCTTGGTCAGACCGAGCTGAGAATATAGCATCTCAGTCAGATACTGAACCTGTGCGAGCAGGTTATTCTCAACCGGTCGGTTAAGCTGCGTGATCTTCTCGGTGCCATCGGTGTAAGCCACACCATACTTGCTGCTCTTGAGTTGAACCTCAATGTCCGTACGACGCTGCTCTGCCTGCTGCTTGCGTGCCTCAGACTTAACGACGTACGGCAGCTGGATAATGATGTCGAGCTTTCCAGAACCAGATTGCTCGTCAATGGCGTCCAGAATATTGAGCTTCCGGATCAGACGCTGAAGAGTGGAGTTCGGCTCGTTCATCACCGCATAGAACGGATTCTCAATAATCGAAACGAAACTCTTATCTAGCGTCAGCTCCTCACGTCGGCCCGTTTGGTCGTTGTAAAGACTGACCCGAACCTTGCGAGGGAACCACTGAACAACCGTGCCCACACGAATAGTCTTGATGTTGAATCCGGAAGACTCTGACGGATCCAGATCCGTGTCTACCGGAACAAGACAAGTAATACCTTCGTTGAAGAGGGTGTTTGCAATATCCTGCACGAAATGACTGGCGGCCTGGTCGATGTTCGCCTCGAGCTTGAGACAGTTATTGAGTCCACTGTCAATTTCCTCAGCGAACCGGCCGTTATCATCCAGTCGAACATGCCGCATTTCGATAGACGCGACATCGATACCCAAGCGAGTGTAAATCGATGAGACGAGAGATCGCTCATTTGACATATTGCGAGGGCTGCGATCAGGGCGGGTCGAATAGCTCGCCATGCCAAAGCTCGAATTCGACAGCGCGTTACCACGAACTGGATCTGGACCCGGCTGGTCGAGGAACGCATTCCAGGCGTGCCTAAGAGTACCTAGTACTGCCATACGTCACCTCTTTCTGCCGACTGGAGTGGCCCAAACGTCGTTGTTTAATGTGTGAATCGTGTGAACACCTCTACCCAAAAGCACGTCGGCAAGACTGGTAGCTAACGGAGTCTTTGTTTTATCAACGCGCCAAAGAGGGTTAGCACGATCGGGCTCGAACGTACGCTTTGCAAAGTCAGAATCTTTGTACCGTTCACGAGACTTTTTATATGCGTCAGCAGCCGCGTTGAACGGAATCTTACCGCGAGTTGTCTCTTTCTCAGATGACTCGCGAAGCTTAGCTGCGGCTTCCTTGCCCTTAGCAATGAGATCGGGATTGATTTTAACAACGCCGGTCTTATGTAGAACGGCTACCGTAGCAACCGCGCCAACGGCAGCAAGAGCGCTTCCAGCAACAATTCGCTTGTTGCGTTCGTGTCTCTCCTGCTCAAGCATATCGTCATAGTCCTCGTCGTTAGACGAACGACCCTTACGACGCCCCCACTTCATGCCTGGCACTCCGTAGTGTGCCAGGTCCACAGCCTCCGCCAGAGGCGGTTTGGTTTCATTGAGTATCATTACTCAAACGCCTCCTTGTTGGCCTTCCATGCAATGTAGGCATCCATAAGGGCCGCCACATTATCAATCTTCTCGTCTTGTCGCTTCTTAAGAAGCTTTCGGTTACCGTTTGTGTCTTCAAGCGTGATGGCGTTACCCATAGCAAACTGCATCAACGACTGGTCGAAGAGAAGCAGCCCTTCCGAGGCAAGAATCTTAAGCTCGCCCAGAGGAACTGATTCCGTCCGAGCTCCCTGAATAACCTTCTCGATGCCAAAGGGGCCGTTCTCGGTTTCCCAACGTGCAACAAATTCCTTGGCGTTGTATGGGTCAAATCCGAAGGTTCGCACATCCCAATTTTCATGCTGAATATAACGATCGAGATCGTCATACACATCCATCATGTCAAGGATGGTGCCTTCAAGAACGTGAAGGCTACCCTCTCGGATAAACTCTTCATACTTTGCTCGCATAGCACCCGGTAGCTTCATTAACGTTAGAGAGGTGATATAGCTGCGAGTCTTAACGCCAAATGCTCCACGAGAGAGCGGGAACAGGAAAGTGAATGCACAGAAGTCATCACCCTGAGAAAGGTCAGCACCCAAAGAACAAGGCATGTTCCAGAAGCTTCGCTTGCGCTCGTCGGGGAGAGTCTCCTCGTACGTGAAGAAGTATGTGTACCCCTCCATAGGAATACCGAATCGCTTAGCGAGAATATCGTTACGTGATGCAGGAGCCTTCTCAGCTCGCTCAACATCCAAATGATACGTCTCGTAAGTGACGGTCTTTCCCAAATTGGGGTTGGCCTTCAACCATGTCTCGGGCTCGTTTACTTCTTCCAGCTCATCAAGCTTGTAGTGCCAGATCGAAATATGAGGAGCAAGATAGTCACCCTTGAGGATGTCAGCCAACTCCATCTTGATTGTGTCACCAGATCCGTTACGGACAGTACCCTCGGAACTGATAGCCACAATAAGGTAATCGTCAAGCTTCGACGCGCCCTGTTCGACCGCACCAACGACATCCTCACGAAGGTCGCCCGAAAGCCACTCATCGATTGTGGACACTTTGGGACGGAGTCCCTGAAGTTTGTTGATTGCCATCGGTCGGATCTCGAGAATCGATCCCGTAAGGAAGTTCTCGATACCCTTCTTTGTCGATGCGAGCTTCACACGCATCGCCTTAGAGCCCGTTGTATTCTGCATCGAGCCCTCAGTGAGGAACTTGAAGAGAGGACCTCGAGCACGAACAATCGCAGTTCGAAACGGCGACATAACCTCGTCGGCCTGCTTCATGGTTGGCGCAGTTGTAATTTGGTGCGTGGTGTCTGTATCAACATTCAAGTAGTATGCCTGAATGCAAGCGGCATACATGGACTTGGCGGCTCCACGAGCCACAATCAAGTACTGCTTGGTGGTCAGACGCTTTCGGATCGTCTTGGTGACGTAGCGTCCGCCTCGGTTGTCTGGGTCTGGCTCATACACACTTCGCTCAACGAAGTAGTACCAGCCAAAGATTTGCTCCGCCCACACCTTGAATGAGGGGAGCAGATTCAGATCACCTCCATCAGTCAGGGTAAGTTCTTTCTCACAATAGAGAATGAAACCTTCCACTGCCATGTCGTCGTAATAGATGTTCGGGTTGGCGATGAGTGCATCAATACGATTCATCTCTAGTGCGATTTCCCGATTTACAGGAATCTCGCCATCTAGAACTGCATCTCGAAACTCACCGTAATATCTTGGTACTGCGGTATTAGATAAACCCATCGCCAACCCTCCCTTCAATCCTCGTATCTATTGTTCAGATTAAACGTCAAATGTTCGTTGCCCCAACCAACCATGAGTCGGTCGAAGCGAACCATTCGAGGAAAATCTCGAACATCTACATGTGTTTGTGCTGGACCAATTGTTGCATGTGGCCTGAACGAATGTTGGCTCATGTTCCACTTTTCGACAATACGTCTAGCCGCCAGCAGCTCTGGCGTTAGACGAAATCGCAGAACATCGACCTTATCCTCTTCGCCGAAAACAGCGAGATCCATAACAGGAAGAACAAAAGGCCTAAACAGCATAGCTACTGTTGATGCGTCCTTCGCAAGTGCGCTGAAATCACTTGGGGTTCGCTTATCGGTAGTTCCCGCATAGACGAGCGTCATATGCGGAAGCTCCATGCTACACCATTCAGCATTCGTCGGGAGGAACGCAATCATAATTCCCTGACTAGCAGGTGCGTCTGAAACATCCATGCGATCCTCCTACTTGTTCTTAGACGAGTTACCCTTACGGGATTGCTTGTTGAGCTCCAGCGCCGCTTCGACGGCAAGGCCCATCACGGGGTTCTTGTCCTTTACCAATTTAACAACGGTTTTGGTTCCGTAGTCGGAAAGAATTCCATCGATGGCCACTTCCACAAAAGGATTCTTCTTCTTGGGAAACGCCTTATTGTACTTCGACTGCAACTCGAGGCGCTTATTGATCAGCTCAAGCTCCTTGTTGGACAGTGCCGAAACACCATCACGCTTAGCCTTTGCTCGAATATCGCGGAACTGCTGCGCTTCCTCGGAGAGAACCTTTGGCGTCTTCTTTTTTTGGAAAGGTAAAAGGGTTGGCTTTACCTTTCTCGGAGCCGAAGGTGTTGGTGTAGCAACCTTTTTAGCCGGAGGCGACTGCCATTTTGGCTTCCCAGAACCAGACTTAACGGGCGGCATGAAAGCTGGACGAGGCTTACTCTTCTTTCGAACGCCCCACTTCATACCTTTGGTGCCGTAATGCTCTAAAAAGTCATCTACAAAGGCCATAACCCTCCTTCCTTTCTGCTAGTCTTAGAGTCGATCTGTTTATCGATGGCGCAAAACGCCTCGGTACATCTTGAGCACCTTGGCTGCGGCCTCCCGATTTAAGATACCAATACCCATCTCAAGCGGAGTGGTTGGGGGAACGCTTTCTGCATCGGCAAAGGTATGGGTAGCCAAAACAGCACCAGATAGATCTGTAAGAGACATCTTTGTTCCATTCGAAAGAAGTTCGATGTCTAAATCTAAAATACTACCTGGACCAGGAGAGACTAATGTATCAACCACCGTACGTGAACCAGTAATAGCGCTAACGAACTTAAACGTGGTGTCACTATTGTTTGTGTCGAACTCAAGAATCGCATAGGTACCAGTCAGAACGGATACGGAAAAGTCAGACATAAATCCAAGAACAAAGCGCTGCGCAACAAGCTGTTCAAGTGTAAACCGAAAAGTCAAATGACTCATTGCGTCTCGACGAGCAATGGCGGTATTGATTTGATACTGCACCGCCGTTCCAGTGGAAGTTCCACTTCCAATCTGTAGAAAAGCGCCTCCTTGGTCTAGTCCTCCCGCCTGGCTAGAGCTGCTCTTTGAAAGCATAGCCATCGGACCCCAGGCGTCAATAGAAATATCGCCAGGACCACGAGCGCTAAAACCACCCACCATGGGGTAACCAGAAGAACCGCCCGTACCATCTTCTCCCGCAGGACCGGGAGGACCCTGAGGACCTGTATCTCCCGTGTCTCCTTTGGGGCCCTCCGGACCTTCGGGACCAGGAGGACCCGGAACAGTTGAGTCAGCACCAGCAGGTCCGGGAGGACCTTCCGGACCCTCAGGACCGACAGGACCCTCAGGACCTTCGGGACCCGTTGGACCAACAGGACCCGGAACCGTTGAGTCAGCACCAGCAGGACCTGCAGGACCTTCGGGACCCGTTGGACCAGCAGGACCCGGAACAGTTGAGTCAGCACCAGCAGGACCTGTAGGACCTTCGGGACCGGCAGGACCCTCAGGACCTTCCGGACCAGCGGGACCCGGAACAGTTGAATCAGCACCAGCAGGACCTGGAGGACCCTCGGGGCCTTCCGGACCGGCAGGGCCCGGAACGGTTGAATCGGCACCCGTGGGTCCCGGCGCGCCCTCAAGACCCTCAGGACCAGGAGGCCCACTAGGACCTTGTGGACCTTGTGGACCTGGAATCGTTGAATCTGCTCCAGTAGGACCAGGAGGTCCATCAGAACCGGGAGGCCCGGCAGGACCTGGTGGTCCCATGGGCCCCGGAGGTCCTTCCTGACCGTCAATCGACACTTCCACCTGTGGTTCTAAAAACCCACTCATTCTGCATTCACCTCGAGTACGAGAATAGTACGCCTAGGACTTAACCTGCGAACTGTATACGTGCCGTCTTCAACATTGACCATTAGATACAAAACACCTCTAGCCTTGTTTGATGTGTCAAGACTAGCGCTTCTTTCCCGCGTCCCACCCAATGGCACAAAGACCGCCTCGTATGATCCCGCATCATCGATATAAGTTTTTCCTGCAGGATTTGCGACATGAACTCGAAGTTCGTCACCACGGTTCGCACTAATTCTCTTAAACGCGCTCTTAATTCTTGTTGAACGCGTTTCTACCTCGGTAACAATTCGATACTCAAGTTCTTTGATCTTCTCCTTGATTGAATCTTGAAGAAACGATGTACCAGGAGGATCAAAGAGCAACTTGACTTGCAGGAACATGTAAGTCTTTACAAAGTTGAACTTTGCGTTGCCGCCAAGGAAGTGACTCCACAGTGAAGTGTCATCCTCAATCTCAAATCCCTCTTCGGGACCAATACCAAGCTGAGACAGAGTTGAGAACACGCTGTTGATGTGCATAATGATGTTTTGGTCGAAGACATCATAGTTTTCTGGAACGTCCAGAGCCTTCTTGGTACTGATTAGAATACTATCGCTCACGAGTCACCTCCCATTTTGACAACTAGAACCGGCCTTTGTTTGCTTGACGAACTACGTTGAACGCGTGATCAGTCCGGGGGCCCCAAGAACCATCGGCTGTTTGTGCAAGAACCCGCTGCATCTTCTTCACCCACTCGATGAGTGCGGCACGAGATTTAGGTCCCCAGATGCCGTCGGTCTTTGAACCGACGACGTACTGAACACTAGCGATGTCATACGCAGCCGGAGTCTTGACTGGGTATCCAACGATAGCTCGGCTGGCCTTGACCATGAGGTCGGCACGCTTTTCGGTGTCGTTACCCCAAAGACCATCCGCCGTCAGCTTTAGCAGGGTTTGAATCTGCTTAGTCTTCTCTCGATCAACTCCTGGAGGAGCTGGAGGAGTAGGCGGAGTAATGGCAGTTGTGGGGACGGCCTTACCATCTCGACTGGAAGCATAGCCTACAAGGGGATCACCAGGACACCCTGTCGACTTAAACCATCGATGTGGCTTGACCGCCGTTCCTGCTCCGGACTTACGAAGCTCGCTAACCCACCAATCTAGAGCGTCAATAGCCTCCTTCGTGGGCTCCTGACCCTCGCCTCCGATCCAAACCACGGCATAGAAGTTCTGGTTGCCGGTGTTGGTTCCGTTAGCTGCAGTACGAACACCAGCGCCTCGCCCCGCGAATGCATAGCCATGATTACAGAAACCACCGGTGTAGGCAATGTCGGCCCAACCGTGTGTGTCCATGTGATACTTTTGCCAGTTACGCCATGTGCTGATACACGATGCATGATCTGCACCAGAAGAAGCAGCAGGCTGACGCGGACCACCATAGTGCGGCGCAACCCCACCATGCTGGGGCGTGATCTTTCGACTAATTGATTTAGGAGCGCGGAGGCCAGCAGCTGCACGAGTAACGAATCCTGCAATTCCTGTCATTCTTCGTCACCTACCTCTTGTGGGGTTGCCAGATGCTGAACCTCCGCGTCAAGCGGCTCCGCTCGATTATCCTCATTGAGCTCATCATAAATTGGTGTAATAAGATCATTGTCGCTCATGGATATCTCCTTTGGTAAAACGTCAGTCGGAATCAGACTTAGTCTTAGACGTCGACTTAGACGTAGACTTAGACTTAGACTGAGTGTTCTTCGGCTCAGCCATAACATCCGGGGTGGGAGCTGCCGAGACAGGCGCAGCCGCAGTTGGAACATCGGGGGTGGGAACTGCAGAGACAGGTCCGCTGGCGGGAGGGGCACTCTCGCGAGGTCGCTCTTCAGACTTCTTAGACATAGTCTTCTCCTATTAGAAGTTTCCGAGTACTACCTATTATGCGACGACGTCCTCAGCCTCGGCCTCAGCCTCAGCGCGAGGAACCGCATGGTCGTTCGTCGTGAACTTCTCCGCGAGCGGCGGGTGAGGAGCCCTCGGAGTGGCGTCATCAGAAACACGACGAGTACGAGCACCCTCATCGCGAGCCTGCTTACGCTTCTCCTGAACCTCGTCGAGCGCACCATCAACCAGCGGGTAGGTGTTGTTCGGGTAAAGACCCGAGAAACGGTTCTCCGTCGCCGTCGGCTCTGCCTCGTTCACAGCACCCATCGGCACACCCATAGCGGGAGCATCCTGTGCCGTAGCCCTGGCAACGTTCTGGTCATGAGCCTTAAGAACGTCCTCGGTGTCGGGGTTCGGAACATCTGAAGCGTTAACGTTCTCCAGGTCCTGAAGACCCTTCGGGGTCTCCTCGACCGTGGGAGCCTCAGGAGTAACGACCTGGGTGTCCTCAGTAACCGGGGAATCCTCGGTAGGCTTGGACTCCTCGGAAACCTTCGGAGCGTCCTTGTCAGTGTCCTTCGTAGCCATGTTCTCTCCTTATTTCCAGGGTGTTGTGTCGCCAGGTCGCCTTGAGGCGAGAGGCCGGGGAAGTTGTCTCTCGTCACCAAAGTGAATGGCGTTGTGCGTTCTTTGAGTTGTAGTAATCAAGAATTCAGGATCCAGAATATCCGGATTGGCATGGACAATGTCCTCGGGCCTTAGCGGATTGATATGATGGATCAACAGCTGTCCGTGAATATCGTATCCATGAACCCCGAGATCACAACCTAGATCTCGAGCAATGACGTGGTGTCGAATCTGACGCCACTGTCTTGAGGTGTAGAATTGTTGGTTAATATGACGATCAAAACCAAAGGTTGATCGACCAACATCTCCATGAAGCGCCAAATATCGAAAGCGCTCCTCAAAGGTGTCTAGCTCGTCGAGCTCTGTATATGTTTTAATCGTCATAGTCGAACTCCGGCTGAGGAAGGGGCTCGTGGCCACCATAAGCACGCATAGCGGCAAGAGCTTCGCCGTACATCTCTTCGACTCGCTTAGCTGAGGCCATCGCTTCGATCTTTGCCTCGGCCAGGCGAATATCCTGTCGGGCTTTCTCTTGCGCCAGCTGCTCAGATATGGAGCCCTGCTTTAGAAAGTGCGTAATAACCTGAGACGAGGCTGTTCCGTCGGCAATCTGCTTGGCGGCTAGATCAACCGCCGCCGAGATGAGTTGATGCTCACGAGCCTCGGGAGTTGTGGCCGGTCGCCGGGCAGTTCTACTAGCGTTCGGATGATTTGTTTGGCGTGTGGCCACGGTTTATACTCCCTTCTGGTGAGTTCCTACACACTTTTCTTAGCTAGCCAGCCCGCTTCCTTTGCCGTGTTCCGAAGGATTGAGACTAACTGCTCCGAAATACCAAAGCGCTCTTGCTGAATCTCGAAAGACTTCTCGAGATCTCCATCGTCGTGACGCTCTGTTGCTGCCTTCCAGTCCGCCAGCATCTCAACGAGATCCACCAGCGTCATGCCGTCTACACCGTTAGGAAAATGCTCGGGGTGGTGACGGTTGTTCGCATAGTGATGGTCAAGAGCTGGCTTCATCTCCCGAAGAAAGCCCTTGTACTCCTCCGAGCCGTACGTACTGGTCTTCAGCCTTGGGCTGAACTTGTCGAAAGTCTCAAGCTCTGGATCTTCCATCTTCGACTGGTCATGCTTTGTGATTCGTCCCTGAATATCAATGACCAGCTGAAGAAGAAGCTCGTCCACTCGACGAGAATGCTGCAGGGTTGAAAGAAGCGAAGACTCAGTCATTAGAATTTCCTATCCTGAACGTGGGCGTCTCCACCAGCGCGAAGAAGATCGTCTAGAACCGGTCGCAGAAGATAAGCATCCCGGAACCCGCCCCACCAACAACGAATAACAGCAGCGTCCATGGGCTTGTTGTACCCACGGATAACAAACTGGTGTCCACCAACCCGAGGGCCGGTCGGATGAATGAAGAGTTTGTCGTCGCGCTCCATCATACCCTCGTGCCACCAGGTACCAGCGCTAACGACTCGACCGCTCATAACGGCCTCGATTACTCCGTCAGCTCCGCCGAAGATCCAGCGATACTCTCCACCCATACCGAACTTCTGGGCAGCCTTTGCTGCAGCAATACCCGAAGAACCCGTATCGGTAGGAGGCCACGCTCCCTCGAAGGGGTCGTTGGCGCTGGCATCGGAATATACCTTGTGGGCATAGTCCATGCCTAGAACTTGACCGGTCACTCGGTTGCCTGCCGAATTCAGCATCATTGCGTTTGCGCAACCTGTGCACTCGCCGTGACACTGATTCGGGTTGGTGCGCGGATCATAGATCCTGTTTAGCTTGGTCTTCCACAGATCCCTGTTGACTGTGGCTAACATAGGGAAACCCTTAGACGCTGGATCGTGAACCTTGATGCGTCCAAGCTGAGGATACTTCTGGTTTACGATCTCAATATCAAGGTCGGACATTCGTCCTCCTCCCTACGGCTCGATGTACGGATCCTGAAAGTTCGTGACCTTGCTGTAGCGTCGCCTATCGTACTTGAGAACATTCCAGAGCCCGTACTGCGCAATAGCTCCAGCAAGACCATAGGCCAGAACTCGAACAAGCTCCTGGTCCTGTCGAATGGCAAGGTAGACACTACTGGTGGCGACGTAGATAAAGAATGACAGCGCCATCAACCAAACGTGCAGAGGAAGCTGCTTCCGCCAGTCTTTCGGACTAAGCGAGTAGACGCTACTATAGACAGAAACCACTCGAAGGGCCTGAACGGCTAAGACCACACCGTTTCCGATGACAAGCCACTTGAACAAATCGACAAAGTCCATTAAAAAATAGCCTCGCAATCTACGATCTTATCTTCGAGTCGCTGAATGCCTTCTCGAATGACCATAATGTCTTCCCGCTGCTGTGCCTCCGGCGGAACATCCTTAGTCAGTCCAACCAGAATGTCGTGGAGGATGTCGCCCTCTTCATTCCGCTCCATGCAGAGTTTGTAAGTGGCTTTAGTATTCTTGTCGTCCACCCACAGGAAAGTACCGATACCAGTAAACAGGATAAGTCCAATGGACATTCCGGTTAGATAGATACGCTTTAATGTCTGCTTGCGGAAATCAAGAGCAAGCTGCTCTTGCTCGTCGTGGGCGTTAATCAGCTCATCACGACTAACCGCAGTTTCCTCTACCAACTCGGTGCGTCGATCGATCGCAGATAACTGTTGCTGCTGACTGTCGACCTTAGTCAAAAGCAACGTTAATGCGCTCGTCTCGTCAGACAGGCGACTAACACCCTCTTGGAGTTGGTCTTCGCCATCCTGTCGAATCGTAACTGCTTCCGCGAACCGCTCTAGCGATGTGACGCGATCTTCCATGTTTCGGTCATCACTGCTCATGCGGCTCCTCCTTCCTTGGGGTACGGTTCGAACACTGGCGGTTTATCTCTCATGAACGACTGCAATGTGGTGACTGTTTTGTCAAGCTCATTAACGAGGCGCTCAGCTACTGCATAGGCTCGAGCTGTTGTGGCAGCGAGCCGCATTACTTCCGGATCTTGACTCATGACGTTCACCCCTCGTGTGGTAAGCGTCGAGTCCGAAGAAGCTCTACATACTCCCGGTTAACGTCAATGCTCCGAGTGAAGGCCGGGATGACCTGGTCGTTAAGTTGCTTTGCTCCGTCTGCCACCATCTTCTTAAGCTCAGTGATGTCGGCGTCTTTAGCCGCCATCTCTTGTGCATGGCGAGTGTCTTTCTCTTCTCGCTCTCTTTGGTGGCGGGCCTCTGCATCCTTAAGTACCCACTCGGGGACGAAGAACTTCTTGAAGACTAGACACAGCAGGATAATGCCGACGATGCCGACGTTGACAAAAGGACCAATCGCATCGAAGCCCATCCCTGTAGCAGGGGCAGTTTCCGCAGCGACAAATGCAAACTTGATGAGGGGGAGATGCTGCATGAAATGCCTCCGTTCGTTAGACTATCTCAGCGCGGCGGCTGATGTTAAACTTGCGAGACCCTTAAGAGCCTCGACTTGCCAGAACGCCCATTCGCGTGGCTCATAGTCCAACGCACAGAACGATCCAACCACTTGCTTTCCATAAAGAACTGGAACACCGAGGTAGGCCAACATACCCGCAACGGTCACGAACTCTCGCATACACATTACAGGATGCAAACGAGTGTCTGGTACGTTGACGACATTCTTTGAAGCGATCACTTCTTCACAACCGGTAGTTTCTACCTTGCTGCTTTTGCGAACCCTTGGTGGATAGCTACCAACAGTGTACTGCTGCTCTTTGTCAAGAAGGTTGATGTAGGAGACAGGACATCCTACAAGCTCGGTTGCGGTTTCGCACAGGATGTCAAGGCGCTTACCTAAGTCATGACGTAAGAGACCAGACTTATGCAACGCTTCTACTCTAACTGGATCAGCGATGCTCACTGTCGCGGCTCCTCCGTTGCCTGTTCTTCTCATACTGCTTTCGGGCCCCGAGCTTCTTAGCATCCGAGACGGCCACGACTTCACTCAGGCGACTTCGGAAGTGCTCGACGGGATACATCTCAAGTAGATGGGCTAGGTAGTGCTTGTCCATGGGTTGTCTCCTGAGGCACCCCGCCGAAGATGATCATGAAAACCTCCCACGAAAATTCCCGCCGGGGGAAAATATAGGAGGGCAGCGATGGAAGAGGGGGGTGGGTTTGCGAAGACCCCCCTCCCCCCCCTATCTCATATGTCCGATGTGTCCGTTAAGTTGCAAACGGCGAGAGGCCATGTATTCCTCACACAACTATTCATAATTAATTGCGTCGTCTATTGCGACATCATGAATAATTGTGTGAGGAATACTTGACTGCCTACCAACCGACCAATGTATGCATCGGTTGGTAGGCAGCAAGGGTGGTGCTATGCATGGCGTGCCATGCCATGCTACAGCATGGGGGTGTCTATGCTGCAGCCTGTGTCATCAGTGGTGTCTTGGTCAGTGGTGTCACCCTGCAGTGCACACCATATAGGTTCTCTGCTACAATCTCTTCCATTGCATCATCAACGATACGATTGTAGTCAGCCTCTGACAGATCAGGCGATACCACTGCAATGCGGGCTAGGTAACCCAGTGTGTGGTACCCAGCATGTGTATCCCATTGATGCCATTCTTTGAACTGATGGAATGGATTGAATGGGTTGTCTACTGTGCTAAGCATTTGCTCAATTACTGTATCAGCCATTACCCTTCCTTCCATCAGTTGAATACTTCCCTAACCACTGCTGGGGATAGGCCCAAAGCAGTAGCAATGTCAGCCTGATTGAATCCTCGTGCAGCCATGCTATTGATACGGGCTATCTTAGCAGGAGATAGAGCCGTTCTAGCACGAGGTGTAGCAAGTGTACGCACTGCATCTAGGTCAGCATTAGACAGCATCTGCTGAAGCTGGTTAGGTGTAACCGCCCTTGCCTGGATGGCGGCCCACTCTTCATCAGTAGGTACAATCTTGTGCTTGTTAGCCTGTACCCTAGCACGAGCAGTTGCTAATGCTTGGGCCTCAATCTTCTTAAGCCTAGCCCTATCCATGGTGGGATCAGCTTCTTTCTGCTTAGCCACCACAGCATTGGCAAAGAGTTGAGCCTGCCTCTCCAAAGGCTTATTAGCTCGTGCAACATTGAGCTTAGACACAAGGCTAGCAACCTCAGTCTTATAAACCTTCTTAGCATTGAGGTCTACTCTAGGAGGCTTGTATGCGTACACCTCTCTACGAGCCTCATTAGCAAACTCTTTAAGAGCATTAGAATGCTCGGCGTAAACTTCCTCGATCTTAGTACGTTCCTTAGACACCAAAGAGAAAGCGTCATTAGTATTCGCTAACTTTTCAATGTCCATCTTCTTAGTGATAGTAACACCATCACGAGTAAGATAGGTATCAGGAACTAGCATCTTACGACCCGTCTTAGGATCGATAGGACCGCCTTCAGATGCCTTACGAGGAACCATCTTGTCAACGCCACGATCCATAGACGTAGCCCTTGAGATCAGAGTCGAAGCTCCACCCTTAGGCCCATTCATGTATCGTTCGTTCAAAGCCCCAATGGCGTGGTCTCTAAAAGACTTGTTGTAATCGAGATGGTGCTTTTCAGCATCAATGACTACCATAGAGTGCTTTACAGCTCGAGCAAGCTCTTCGTTGCTGGCACCCTTAATCGTCATGTCAGTGATAAGGTTAGAAACCTTACCCATCTCAATGCCCTTAGTCTTCGAAGACATCTTTGGTGCATCATCAGGAAGCTTGTATGACTTAGGATCGAATCCCTGCAAAGACTTAAGTGCTGCCTCGTTACGAATACGACGAGGGTTGTTAGGACTATTCGGAATGACAAGAACAGTGTCCCCATCAAAGTCCGCACCAGAAAGTCGTTCTGCAACCTTGGAGTTGATACCAACAGCATCCGGAGGCCGCTTACCCATCATCTTGATGGCTTCACGATTCTTGTTGTTTACCGTGAGTTCCGGAATTTCGAACTTGCCACCATGAGGAAAGCGAATCAGAACAACCGTTTCGCCATCATCGTAATTTGGTGCGTAAACCTCACTAGCCTTAAGACTCTTAACCGGAAGCAGAACGTGCGTTGACTGACGAGGAATGTGCGCAGCGTCAAGGTGTACTGCCGAAGAATCAGCACCATCAGCAAAGGCCTCAAGAAGGTGCTTACGAACAACGGGGTTGGTCAGAGACTTGATCTCGTCAAGGTCTTCCCTCATACGCTGACGTTTGACATCAAGCTGCTGCTTAGCCAGAACAGGAGACTGCTTAGACAGAACCTGAGAAGAAAGAGACTTGTTCCAGTCAGACCAAGTTCCCTCTTCATCCAGAAGGTTCATAGCCGAGACGGCCTTCTTACCTTCTAGATCAAGAATCTGCCGACGAATCTGAGATCCGAAGGGATTCGTCTCATTAATCTTTGCAGAATCCAAATCGGGCGTTCCGTCTGGATTCCGCCTTGTTGCGGTAGTCGGATCTTTCTCCTGCTTCTTCATGGCGTCGAGCTTGTTGCCTGTATCGCTCTTGTTCGTATTGAACAGAAGATCTACGCCATCAGGCAGGTCGTCTTTGTAAACGGCCATACCCTTAAGATAGTGCGTACCACCAACAGCGATACGAACCTGTGCATAGTTCTTTCCGCCAATGGCGATGTCTTCTTTGCCAGGACGAACAAAGATGACACCGTCAGCCTCGTCACCACCTTGCTCCTTGTATCGAACCGCAACCCGCTTAGGGTCAATGTTCAAAGGAGGCTTGGGACCGTGGAAAGTGTCGCCACCATCATCGGTCCACTTACCAGGAAGACGAATTTGTTCTTTGTTGTTGTCCACATCCCGATACGTCGTTCCGGGAGGAGTAAGAACCTTAACGGTAGTCTTTTGTCCAGGAGTGCCAATCTGGTCCACCTGTACAGAATGGACTGTGTAGCCATCCTCTTCGAGAATACCGACAGCATTCTTCAGACGGTTTGCTGAAATGTTGCCCATGACGGGAAGATGCTCAACACCAGTACCAATCTGAACGTACTTCTTCTCATCCACTTCGTCTTTAAGAATCTTGGCGACGGTATGGATGTTCGCCTTTTGCTCCTTGTTCATCGAAGCAATCACAGAGCGAACAGAAGACTCAGAAAGACCTAACTGCTTACCAATCGCAGAAGGGCCCATTTGCTTGTCATGGAGCTTCTTGACATCTGCAAACTTCTGATTCTTTCGCTCGTTGCTCTCGATGGTCTTGCGAGCACGAAGCTGGGTCGTCGTGATACCGAACCCTTTTGCGATCTCGAGGGGCTTCATGCCATCACGTTCCATCTTAGACGTGATGTCTAGAAAACTTCCCTCATAGATCTTCTCATCTTTCGTACCGGAGCCCCAAGGGTATCGTCCAGACTTCCGAGGAGTTCCGTAGTGCGATATGTAATCCTCATACTGGAAAATCACTCAGAGTCCTCCCTAAGCTGATTGATACGCCTGTCGAACGCAACGATCTTTTGCATAATGAGAGAGATGGTCACAGGATCGGCTTCATAGATCCGTGCCTCGTTGTTCTGATAAATCCGAAGTTCGGTCTCGATGTCGAATGGACGAACACCGTACTCGAGACAGAAGTAAGCCGCATAAACTTCAAGCTGACGCTCTGAGGTGTGCCCAAGCCCCATCTTCAGGTCGTGAATCCGGAGCATGTTCTTTCGAAACGAAATGCAATCTGTTGTACAGAATGCGTTAATCGAATAAAAGAGGGTAACCTCAGGCTTCATCCGAAAGCCGATGGCATCGTTAACATAGAGCCCCATAGTCGTAACTGGGAACTCAGGAAGTCTTTGGTTGAGCGTGATGCATCGCTGGGCGAGATCGTGAAAGTCCGTACCACGCTTTGCAGCCTGTCGACTCAGATAAACACGATCAAGCTTCTCGTCGTCGTAATTTACCCAAGAGCTACTGCTTGCGCTTAGAAACGAGTGCTGCCCTGCGAGTTTTGAATTGTCGTTGAAGCGCATCTACGATCTCCTCTTCGTTCTCGGGGTAGACGCACGCAGAGAACGACATTGAGTCCATCTTTGCTATGTACCATTCCTGATTTGGCTCGAAGTCGCTTTCTTTCGTCGGTCGGGTCTTCTTAACTTCAAACGTAGCCCAATAAATCTCCCAGAGCATAAGGAGATCAGGAATGCCCTGTCGATAGTTGGCATCAAGTTTGAGTATGATACAGCCTGGAAATTCGGCCTCAAGCCTTTTAATCCAGCGAGATTGAAAGGGAGACTCTAACTTTCGTCGCATTAGAGTCTCCCTTTCGTCGAAAAATCAGGCAAAAACAAGAAGCAAACCCTCACCCCTTCTATTATAGGCCACGTATTGTACGCGAACTATTACCATGTTAGGTCAGAAACCGGAATTTCCTCCATGTTGGGTAAACCTCGTCTCCTTTCGTACAGGACTTCAGCACATCCAGGTAGAGATAGCCGTACTTTTGACAAGCGTCCATAATACTCTTGTAAATCTCGCCTGTCTTGATGTCCTCGACCACAGTCTTTGAGTAACGGTACTCTTCATTCCAGTACTGTCGTTGGTACTTGACTGCGAACCATCGAGGACGCCAAGCCAGGTTGTCTACATGGTTGTTTGATAGATCGTTGTCGAGATGAATCGGGGTGTCGAAGATTTGTGGGTCGAAATCATTCCACAACCAAACATCGGCCACAATCTTTGGTAGAGATCGTGTGTATGGCTTGCCTCCTCGAAAGAGTGTGATCTTAGCTGCGCCCTCTCTTGTAAGAGACGGTTTCCGAACCTTCTCGGTTGATAGGTTGTACACGACACCGGTTTTTGCGACGCCATACTCGGGGAAGTCAGGAATTACTCGGGTTTCCTCCATCGGACTTCCTTAACATTTCTCGAAGTTCATTAACACTATATACCCCCGAAGCAACCGCGTTGGTGGCAAACCGTGACTCATCCCGTTCTTTGTACCACTTGATTAGGTTTCGGCCGTAAACAACCGCATACATAATGGCGGTGATGATGAGACCGTAGGCTTCGGTAATAATTGCAAAGACCATCCACACGGATTGGACTGCTAAACCAATCGCCCAGCCTTGCCACTTGCCTTTGCCTGCCAAGAACAAACCAAGACAGCCAGCAGCTGCCATGACTAGCGATAGCCAAAACACTAACATATGCTCTCCTTAGGCGTGTATAGGCGAACAAGTAATGACAACCGCATTTGGATCGACATCGGTTCGACTAGTCTTTGGCAGTCCCACAAACGTCTGATACGTGTTTATGGGAAACGACTCGGTAAGGGCGGCAAGCGTTTCCAGCTCCTTTGTAAGTCTCTCATTAGCTGATGTACCCAACACTAAGGTAATCGAATTAAAGGGCACGCCTCGAATACCGGCTGATTGTAAAGCCGCAACGATTCGAACGAGAACCGGTCGGTTGTCCATTTTGCATCACTCCTTACGATTTTCAGGATCCGGATAGGTTGCGAAGTGATGTGCTATTGCGCGGCGTTGGGCGATCCAGAAGTCTCTCGAGTTTTGATATGGGGTGGCCAGTTCTGGACCAAAGGCTCGTACTTGTGGTCTCCCGTTTACGCCGGGCTCAAGGTACTGTCGAAGATCGTGGTTCCCATACGAAGCAGAAATGCCCAACGCCTCGTCGGATGTTGCTCCGCCTTGAACGAGATCCACCAGAGAAATTAACGATCTGGCGAAGTCGTCAGAATCGTCTTCAACTTCGTGCTTTGGTTGCTCATCCATTTTGTATGACTCCTCAGATTATTTGCCAAGATTTTCGTCATCAAAAACTCTTACAGCTCTGTACCTATTACCACATGGTAATTCACTTTTACTCTACAAGGTAGTGGGAGGGTATAATCTTGGCAAATGACCATGTGCTGAGCGTGAAAAGTGGCCAAATTTACCAATGATCTTGAAATCAAGATCAACAATTCAGCATATATTACCATGTGGCGAGCCCTAAAAGAAGCCTTATTTTTCAAGATCTTTACCAAGCGTTTTTCAAATCTTGGCAAAATCTTGGCAAATTTGACAGTTACCGAGGACACATAATGATGTGCGTGGACAGAATTCGATCCTCAATTTCCTCAATATCGGTCCTCTTGGACCATCCCGGAACTCGAAAGACATCCTCGTAACGGAATCGAAGACCCTCAATCGAGGTAATTCCTCGCACAATAGTGACATCTGTCGGGTGCAAATTGTGCTCTCTGCAGAAGTTTACGGCCGCTTCGGTAGTCCCTGCGAGAATTACCCTGGGCCTATTCTTTACTTCCTCGGTCTTCATCTTCAAGTAGTCTCGAGTGTACATCGGAAGATTCGCATCGATGTCCCACTCAACCACTTTGTCTGTCATTATTGCTCCTAGGGTAGTGGTTGATCTTCCAGATTGAAAACGAACCATGACTTGTGTTGGGCATTCCAAGTCAGCTTCTGACGAACACCAGTAACGCGCGCTCTCTCGTAACAGATCTCCATGATCTCAGGGAGTCGGTTGAGTCCGGTTCCTTCGTATGGAGCCGCAGCACCCCAAGATTCGAGGAGTTCGTCGAGTCGTGTTCGATCTCTAATTATTAGATCACAGTCCTAACATGTTGCTGTCGATGCATATGGGCTATGAGCTGCTTCCGCTTTCGACAGGCTCGACTAATCGCCCACCTTTCGGTGGGTCGCCAATACTTGTACACGAAATCCTCAAGTAGTGGCCGAGACTCATACACATAGCTGTGATGCCCCCAACGGGCCGGTCCGACTTTAACTCTAACGGGATTCACCACTTAACCCCATCCTTAATCTCGTTGAAGTTCTTCTTCAGCTTCAAACTCTTCATAATCGCTAGATCGATCCAAGAACTTGAACGGAGGATATAATAGTACATTGTGTCAAACGGGGTATTAAGTCGATCAATCCGGCCATGCGCTTGATGCCAAACTTTATAGGAATACGTGAGGGAGTAAAACACCATTGTGTCAGTAGTCGTACAGTTCCAACCCTCGTTTCCGGCAACGTACTGTACCAAATACACCCAACTATCGCTATCCGGTACAGGCTGATGCTTATGACCATTCCATTCAGCGACAATTGTGTCTTCGGCAAGCTCACGCAGGATCTCCAATTCATAGTCGAAGTTGTAGAAGACAATCATCTTCGGATGGACGGTTAGCAGATTTCTAATTGCCAAGAAGCGAGAGTCATCCGAGTTAGCAACCTTCCTCGCAACACCATGTAGCTCACCCGCATCCTTCAGCGGCCGTTCCTCGAAGACGTGCCACCGCTTCTTGGTGACCTGTTCCATCTTCTTAGAATCGTGACTACAAAGGACCTCTCGACTTACCCTGGTCGTGTGCCGTTCGAAGGGCATCTCAACCAGCAGTTGGTTCCTTAGCCGTACGAGTTTTCCGACAGCGAGATATCTCTCGAGTTTCGGGTACTTCCCATGAAACGAGAAAATACAGTGGTCTCGCTTGAACTCGGTTCGATTCTTGTAGAATCCATTTGCGACAAAGACTGGAATGTAATCAAGCCACGTGTCGCCGGGGGTTGCGGTGAGAAGAATCCATCGATTTGCTTTAGCAATGCGTATGAAAGTGTTAGTCCATTCTCCACTACCCACAACGCGCTGCTCATCAAAGATGAAGAAAGCATTCTTTACGTCCTTGTACTTCCAGAGATTGTTCCAAGAGTCCACGGCAAGAGTTCCATGCTCGCGCAGTACTCCTGCCTCTTCAAGCTCCTCATCCCTGAGGTAAACGTGGAAGTCTGCGAACTCCTCTTCCCAGTCAAGGCTGTCTCGCTTCTTTGCAGTAGTAATGACGTAAACATGCTTCGGCGATTCTCGTAGAACGTAATAAGCCGCAGCCGTCTTACTCTTGCCAGCTCCTGTTCCCCCGTAGAGGATCTTCCCGTTGTCAAGTTCCTCAACTGCCTTCTGTTGGTGGGGATATAGTTCTTGTATCATTCCCGCTTATCCAGGTATCGACCAAACCAAAATAAGAACCAAAGAAGCAGAAAGATACAAACAAGACGACCAATTAGCTCGAAGAATGGTGCGTCTAATAGAGTGCCAGTCATACAGCCTCCTAAGTAAGCAAACCCTTACGAAACGCAATAGCCACAATCTGGGCACGATCTCTCGCACCAAAGACCGAGCCAATGCGATCCAGATGAGATTTGATTGTGTATTCAGACAACCCTAGTTCGTTACCGATTTGCTTATTGGTCTTACCCTCCGCGATAAGGGTTACAACCTGGATTTCCCGAGCCGACAAAGGTCGGGATGAATACTTACTTGAATCCGTTTGCATGGATGAACTCCGCCAGCTCAGCATTGAGGTTGTGAGAGATCGTGATGTCAGTGATGGACGCAACGATCTCACCCGTAGGCAGCTGAGAGGTCGTCACGATGAAGCCCCAACGATCCGACCCGGTCGAGTCTGCACCGTGATCTCCGAACCACCGGTTGATGAACTCCTTGCAAGCCGGACCACCCGGCTGGTCAGACTCCTGACCGTAAATGCCCAGCAGTCGAACGCTCACCAGCTTCGTGTCACCGTGTCCCTGGTCCAGAACCATCTTGACAGTCTGGCCGTCAACGGTCTTGAGGTGCTCTGCGCGCTTATCCCACATTGTCTGTCTCCTGATTGGTTGTGTTGTTGATTTGATGTACAGAATCCGAGCTGTGTCTATTACACATTTTACCATCTATCATTGCATAACAAAAGACAGATGGACCATCAATTACTGGATGGGTCCCAATAAACTTATGGGTCGGTACCAACAATGAATTTCCCGCCATCACCAAGTCCCGTTGTCGACGCCCTTTTGCCAGTACGCCCGAAGACGCTCAGCATCCTCGGGTCGGTATTTCTTGTATGTGTCGTACCAAGACCAACCCTCAACTGCGGGGTTCTGTGCGTACTCCTGAGTGAGGCGGATTGACTCTAATAGCTCTTCAATCACGTTTTCTTTGGTAGCGGCCATTTCCTCTGGATCTGAACTCCAGTTCTTCTGAAAGAACTCTACATCTTCCTGCCTAACCCAGACCTGTACAGACTCTCCAGGAAGGCGGTAGGCAGGACTGAAGTCTTCGACGCGGTAGATGCGCCCCTCGGCCCGATTGCAGTCACTCCAGGCTGACACGGCGTCCATGAGACCATAACCGTCATCTTCTCCGAATACCTCGACGGGCACCAGAGTTAGAGGAACGAGGTTGTCAGTCTTCCTCTTCCTCAACAGAAACCTTAGGATGCTTCTCATTCCACTCCTCCAGACTTTCGACGATGTTGGCATAAAATTCCTTGAATGTTCCATCATTCTCAACAACGACATCGCAATCCGCAGCGGTAATGGTGGTGTCACCAACCCGCACCTTGATGCTAGGTCGATTGATCCAGACCGTCACACCACCAAGCTCACGCACTGCGTCCAGCTCCTGCTGGTCGACCACACCAGAGAGCGCAACACTCTTGTTAATCTCACGAATGGCACGAATTCGCTGGTATGTCAAACCAGTCCAGTGCTCTGCACCAAGAACCTGAGGACCGAAGTAGGTCTTGAGAACTGCAAGAAGTCGAGGGATCTCGGCGTACTCCTCCTTCGCATAGTCGCCCAGGGTATTCTTCAGCGTAGAGTAGCGCTCAACAGAATTCCCCGAGGGATCCAGAATCAGAGGGTCGATAGCGAGCAAAGCCTCCTCAAGAGGCTCGTCGATAGTGCACTTCACAAACCGAGCCTTAGCAACCAGCTGGTCTGCAGCAGTATCCCTACCGACCCCTCGGTAACCGCTGAAGCTTACCAACGAAGGCAGTGTCATTGTTTCCTCTAATCTGTAGATGCTTGAACACCGACGTCTTCTTGCCAGGTCCCCTGAATAGGAGTGACGCCCGGCTCATGCGTTTGGAACAACTGAACCAGTACCATCGTGTAGTAAACGAAACTGGCGATAAGCGCAAGCATCACAAGGGTCGCAAGAACCCT